ATTTGGTCCATGATCCAAGAATCAAAGATCTCATAAGTGTAATTGAAGTCACCTTCATAAGTGGCAATTGTGTCACCACGCTCGCTGTTAACACGGTTGATACCACGGCTTGTAGGCATAGTATCGCTCAAGTGTGTACGCAAACTTGTTGGGCAAACAATAGTGCGGATCTTGGCGTTGAAGCGTTGTTCTGCAACAGTAACCAATTGCTTGTACAGGCTAGGAGCAAATTGTTGCAACTGGCTTGTATAAGTGTAGTATGAACTACCTAGGCCTTCACCGTTGTTGGTAACAGTTGTTGAACCTGATGCACTTGCTGTTCCACCAATAACGAAAGCACGTGTGCCGCTAGTGATGGTTTGATAACCAACTGTGTCGCTACCTTCTAAGTTGAAGTTAGTTGTAACACGGTTAGTAGCGACTTGCAAGTTACCTGTGCCATCACCAGAGTTAATACTGTATGTGCCAGCGAACGAGTTCAAAGAACCCATACGACGACCAGTTTGAACTGGGCTTTGTAACGCAACGTTACCTGTTTGTGCGTTAGCACTTGCTGAACCACTTGCGCCATATGCTAGACCAGCTTGGCCCGAATACTTGGTTCCGATTTGGTCATTACGAACCAATTGTGCTTCTACGTCGAACATCAATTCAATCAGCTGTTTTACTTCCTGATATGATTGTGGATCTCCGCCCGATTGTTCAACGGCACGTGCTGTACCAGTTGCACCAACTGTGGTTTGGAAAATCTGTGTGTAGTTGCCCATGTTAGCACGTTGGTTTGATTCAGCGTTGGCTGAACTAACTGCGGCACCTTCTGGAACTGCTTGGATCTGTGGTTGACGATAAACGTCGTTTGTCCACAGGGGCAAAGTGCTAACCACTTTACGCTTTTTTGCCATACACATGTTTAGAACAGGTGTGTCATCCTTAACGCGGTTTGATACGTCTAAGTCTAGATCTTTTACGACGATGTCTGTCTGGTATGCAGTTGTTCCGTTACCAATCGCCGTTGTTGTAATAGTTGCCATTATAATCTCCTTAATTAGGCTCTAATTTATTTAACGTCTTGCGGCACGCAAACTCTGTAAGCGGGCTACAAGCAAGTTATCTGCGGCTTTTTTATCACCGCTCCTGGCTTTTTCACGAAGATTAGACTCGTTGTCTGCTGCACCACTGGGCATGGCTGTTCCTGCTTTACGATTAGTCAGTGCGGCTATGCTGCCACCTGCTGACTTGGTCTTGGGTCTGTCACGATACTTTAGTCCGTCTCGTAATAGGGATAAGATATGCTCATCCGCTGAGATTAGGTCTATGTTCTCTATGCCGGGGACAATTTGTCCTCGAGCACCAGCCCAGTCCTTGCTTACTTTCTCACGAACTTCATTAAAAACATATGAATTACGCAACTCCTTGTCCTGAAAGTTTTTACGGTTAGTGTCAATAAATTCTTGAACTTGTTGACGCTTGGCGTTATAAAACTGATCAACCTTTGGCTTCAACTTTGCGATTGTTTCACTCTGTTGTTGAATGTAACGATCGTTTTGTTGCATCGCTGCTTGGATACGTGCCTGGTGGGCTGGATCCTGCGTTGTTGCCAACTGTTGCTGGAAGGTGGTATTGTAGTTCTGTGTCCTTAATATTTCATCGTAAGCCTTTTGTAGCTCGGGACGTACAGTAAACTCCATGGCCAATAAAAGTCCATCAGTTTCCTGACGACGCTGATTTTGATATTCATCAAACTCGGCACGCTCAACTTTTAACTGCCTTGCATCTTCGCTAATTGCGGCTCCTTGGCCCAGTATGCTTGCTGCCTTCTTAGCATCAATAACTACTTCTTTACCATTTCGCATAAATTTGAACTTGGCGTTCGGATTAGTTTCTGCAAAATCAATAAAATCAATTAGTTCATCGCTAGACGTGTCCACTGTGCTTACCTCTTCAGGGGCATCAGTTTCTGCGTTGGCATCAGCATCTTGTGCTTCTGTTACTACAACTTCTGGTTCGGCGTCGTCTACGACAACTCCTTCTGGTACCACAGGGGCTGATGTTGCTGCCGCAACTTCTACACCTGTCTCGATGGGCTTAGTAGCTGGAGTCTGATTACGCATTGCGGTCATCTTCGCGGCTATTGATTCTAATCCTAAATCGACTTTGTGGGCAGGGACCGTCTCTGTTGGGAGATTAGGTTTGTCCTGGACTATTGCATCCATACTTTACCTTTCTTAAGTGTTGGGCTCTAAAGATTGCTCTTGTAAAGTTACCACACGATTACGTAATACAACTTGCCTTTTGAGCAAGTTGATAAATGTGTCCATGGCATTGAAATGATTTGCCAACGCAATACGTCGTTCATTGTCTTCTGCGCTATATCCTGTAACTTCTACTAGCGAATCCATATTCTCTAGTTGGAACTGACGCACAAACAATACGAAGTCTCTACTTTTCAGTAGATTCTCTGCAGCACTACCCAATTGTTTGACTCTGTCAGCACTTGCTGGCGAGAGTTTGCTCAATTCTGTAGCACTAACAAGGCGATTATTAAACGCCTCCACAACGTCTTCGTTAATCATATCAATTCCAATCTATTAATTTTATTTAGTTTATTTGTAAGCAGTGGCTTTGTGTTCTCCAATGAGAGCAACACCTTCCAATTGCTTACTTGCACTTGTGCCCTGCACGTCGGCTTGTATTTCAGCGGCACGTGCTTCATCCAGTTTGGCTTTTGCTATTTTGGCTTGATCATCTGGACTTGGGCCTTGCTGTTTCTTGTGTTCTTCAGAGGCCTTGATCATTTCTGTTACTTCTGCTTCTGTTGGCAAGTAAACATCGCAGTCTTTTACGCCCAAGGCATACAATGCATCTTCGTAGGGCTTGCGAATCTTCTTGAACATGGCCGGAGTCAGCGTACCTTGTGCAACTGTTGCACTGACTGTGGTGTACAATTGCGTTTGTGTCTGTTGAATAATCTGTTGACGTTGTAGTGCGTTCTCATCTGAGCGCATACCTAAAGCCAAATCAATGTGTATGGTCTTACGATCGTTAAAGTTCATGTCTTCAACGTTTTGATAGTCTAAGAATATGGGCTTGCCCTCTGGGTGAAACTCTTGTGCCAATTTTTTAACACCATAGTCATCACCATACTGTATCAATGTGCGCCAAATCAACCAAATAGCATCCTTCAAACCCTCTGCTGAGTTCTTGACTGTATTGTCTTGAATGATTTGATTTGGACTCAGTGCCAATTGCAGTTTAATACCTGAGTTACCAGGTGCCATAACTTCAGGATTGAACACATCTTGTGGTGAGGTCATGCCCACCATGGCCATTGTATCCTGTTGTAAGCGTGTCATGGCAGTGTCTATGAACTGCAAGTTACCGTTAGGCAAAGGCAATGGATAGATATCCTTGGCAGGATCGAACTTTGAATCCAAGATAAAGATGGCTGCTTCGCCATCTTGGATCATTTCAAAGTCCAACTTGTCGGGTTTGACACCAATACGTGGTGTTGCCTGTAACAGGCCCATCATGATTTCTGCACGATGTGCGCTTGTGGCATACTCTTGCATGGGCACAACTGATTCTGCAATGCTCATACCATAAAAGTTTTGTGGCAAGGGTTTTGGACACATGTTAGCAATGGGAATAAACTCTACTTCACGTGCCGATATCACATACTGTCCTGAATATATCAATTCAATTAGTTCTAACTCACCATCTCCGTCAATGTCATAACGGTTGTAAACTGTCAACACAGTGACTTGACGTGCTTCTGCTTCCAAACTTGCATAGCCCATACTGGGCAAGCCATTGATGGGGACTGAGTCACGTGCGTGTAGCGCAAGATTGTTCAGCAATGATCCTGCTTGATATGCACCCACGTTTGAGTACTGTGCATATATCTTAAATTGTTCTAGGTCAATGTCGGGATACAGTTCTGTTGCTTCCTGTATGGTCATGGGCTTGTAGTATCCACAGAAGGGTTGTTCTTCAATTGATATAACTGTGGGATCACACATCCAATAGTGTTGTGCAATGGGACGGAACTTGATGTTCAAACTGTAGCCAGTAAGTTTATACTTGGCTTCATATATTGTGTTGCGATTGATACTGTCGACCATTTCGTCTTCGGTGGTTTCCATTTCAGCATCGGGTGCCTGCATTTCCAAATAGTCATCTGCTCCAGCTTCAGCAGCTGTGGCCTGTGCCATTCTATGATCCAGTAGGGCCTGCTTTTGTTCTGCTGGCAAGTCTTGTTTGAACTGTTGCAGTTCCTTCATGACCTGTTCCATGTCTACTCCGGTCTTACGGCGACTTTGTTTGAATGCTTTTAAGCCGCCTTCGGCTGCTTGTTGTTCAAATGCACGTAATTGATCCAAAGTGCCTTGTGTTGTGATGTAGCGTACAAAACTCTCACGCATGGGGCTAACCATCATCTCACCATTCTTGTGCAACACAGCATCCATGACCCAGTGTTGTAGGATTTGATGTGGATCATTGTTTTGGTTAATGATCTTGTTGACCATGTCTGTGGCTTGACGTGCTGCCGGCGCATCTGCTTCATTGTCGGCTACAAACTCAAATTTGATTTCGCCGTTTTGTGCAAGTCCCTTAGTGATAACCGCACTTGCATAATCAACTATGGGTTTTACCACAGGGTGAATGTAGTCAATGCCGTTTACTGCTTCTGTACTCTGTGTAACTGCCAATACCAAGTAGTGATAGTCTGAGGCGCGATTGATGTTGTTCTTTGTGGCCAACAAGCGCAAGTTGGCTGCACACTTGGCGTCCAACAGGCCCTTCATTTTAACGAATCTTGCCATCATGCCCTTGGCGTTGTTCAAGTTCGAAATTACTGTGTTTTTTATATCCAACATGGACAGGATCCTATCATATTATCTATTATTTAGTGTGCTTTAACCATGAGGGTTATGTGGCTGTTTCCACTTGGGCACTTCTTGACTACGGGCCCACTGTGCGCTGCGATATTGATGTTTGTAATCACGCATACGCTGTTGTTGAGTGCGTCCATCCCAGGGTTCTGCCAATCCGTTCAAACATCCTAGCAAGGCATATCGTGCTGAATCAATGCAGTCATCAGGATCTGAGAAACGACCTCGATCATCAGCGTAGTAGTTCTGTGCTTCGCGCAAGAACTCCACACAGTTTTCATTGATGTGTAAGGTACCGATCTCCAACATTTGTCGCATCACGTTGACACCATAGGCCTTGTGATTGGTTCTGCGTCCTTGATCATCTGGTGGATTCATGATGGCTTCTGGATGCACATTGAGTTCGTATTGTTCAAACAGTTCACGTATGCTTTGGCTGGTCATGGTATAGCGACCCTGTGTGCTGGCATCAGCAGGCAACACTATGGGTGTGCCAAACACTTCGGGACGCATGAGATGATTGATATAGTTCATGGGATTGGCTTCTTCAATGCCTTTCACAATGATCTGTGTGTGCAACCAAGCCTCACGCTCTTCGGGATGCCAATACATTAGACTAACTACAGTCTTATCATTGACAAGGCCAAGGTCAAGAGCAATAATGCGCTGAATGCCAGTAACATTACGCAGATCATAGTCACCAGTTTTATAGGTAGGCCAATTGCGTATTTGAAATACCGCGCCCTTGCCCATAACAGGCACACCATTACGACGAGCGTCGCGCTCATGAGGAAGATAGTCACGCTCCAACTGTCTGCGAGTCTCCATAAGAAGAAACGGCTCACCCCACGGATCATATTCTGGAACGTCATCCCAACTTACTCGTATGTGTTCGTAGCCTTCTTCGTGATTCCAAAACTTACTGACTAGTCCGTTAAGGCCTTTGAGCGGGGTGAAACTGCAAAGCACTTGACCTTGTGTAGTAGCAGTTCTGGTAACAATCTCGCTAAAGAAGTCGTCAGGCGGTTGCTCATCAAAAACTGCCAAATTGAGTTTAAATCCTTGCATTTGTCTAACTTCCTGTGTGTAGTTGGCAAATAGGAGATAGCTGTTACTGCCGCTACTGTGACGTATCTCAACCCCAATACAATTAGCGCCATCACTACGCATAGTGTCAGGGACCACACAACTACGGGGTATAGCACCAGTGCCAATAGCATCTTTAATTTTGACATCGTTTGTTCCTAATAATTCATTTTGCAACACCAGAGCCACCTGGCTCCAACCCTCTCCCGCAACCATGGCAGTAATGGCTTTGTCAAAGCGTTTGCCTGTCCACCAGTCGGGATACAATCCTGTAAGGTGCATGGCAGTTTCATAACAGGTACTTACTGTCTTACCAATTCGATTGGCGGCAAGTATGCCCCTACGTGAACTTACACCAGTTGCAAAGAAACGCAATTGATGTTCAAATGGCCTAAAGTATTTAATTTGGTTGTATCGCATGTCCTCATGCACCGCCATGACCAACCCTTCAAAGGCCACTTTTTGGTCTGATGTCATGGTGTTGAGATTGTTCACAGCCAAGCTGTTGGAATCACAAACCCAACGTATGGCACGGCGCATCAACACAGTGTTGTCCAAGGCCATTTAGAAACCCTGACGTATTTCGTTTAGTCTTGCTGCCGTTTCGGCTAGGTCGCGTATTTCGTGTGGTGTCATGCGCCAAGTGTCGGGGTTGGCCACATCCACTCCATCGCGTTTGTCTAGACCCATTTGCAAGCGTTCCATTACAAGACGCAAACAATGTTCTACTTGTGTGGGATACTTGTCAAGAAAGGCCTCGCGGTTAACACGGTTGACCTTTTGCATGATTCGAACATCGGCAGCCTGTTCAACAGCCCGCTGTTGGCGTTCAGGTCCTAAAGTCACATCAGACCCAATCTATCTTCAATGTGTGGCCAGTTCATGATCTTCCAAATGTTGTCTAGGTATTGATCCTTCTTCCATTCGTAATCCAGGGCATAGGCATGCTCCCACATGTCAATCAAGATCACAATGTCATCACGCACTTCATGATTCGGTATGGTTTTTACAGTGCCGTCAAGAGCAAGATATACCCAACCTGAACCATGCAACTTTAAGGCAGCATCTTTGATCAAGGCTTTTAGGCCTATTAGACTCTTGTGATGTCGTTGGATCAACTCCAGGGTCATAGGTTCGGGCGTGCCACCCTCTCCGGGCGCGGTGAACTGAGTAAAGTAAATGTCATGCAAGAAGGCTCCGGCACGATTGAATGTGGGACTCTCTCCGGCATTGTAATTGTCCACATAACGCTTGTATAAGTGACCCCAATGATAATTCAAGGTCTCACTACTTTTTACAGGTTCAAGGGCAGTTTCTGCGTAGGGCAGGGGTGTGCGTTTGAGTTTCATTATTCGCCCCAAGGGTTATCGGATACCAAGTCTCCAGCAAGAACAAAGTCGCGATCAATCCATATGTCCCATTGGTTTGATTTGTTTACTTTCATACGTGTCATGAAACTCTTAAGGCGGGTGCCCAATGGAGTAAGTTGTCCACGGTCATTGCGAATAATCTGTTCACCAGTTCTGCAGTCAATCCACACAATGCGTTCGGGTTGCTTTTGTCCAAACTTGTTGATCTTGGTGCCTAGGGCACGTTGAGCAATTGGTCCCAACACTTCATATGTGATCAGGTTGTTGGCATACTTGCGGAATATGACTTGACACTTTTGATCTTGAGCACGCCAGTCGGGATCAGGATGTGGAAATTGGTTGGTACTGAAGCGTGTGACTTCAGGTCCGGCGGCATCAATGAGTGCATCACGTGCGGGTAGTTCGCGTAAGGGCTCTGTGGGGATGAGTTCACTCTTGTCTAGATATGGATTCTCTGCGCCCAAGTATGCTTCATCAGGAATGTTGCCATTAAGTGTGTCCATGGCAATCTGATACTTTAGTTTGTTGGCACGACCCTTTAGATTCAACACAATGCCGGTTTGGTCATACACAAACTTTTGTAATTCAGTGGCATTGGGAAAGTCTGTCATGAGCCCTTCCATGTCAAACTCTATGCGGGTGGGCTTCGGCACTTGGGGTTTATCAGGCTCTAATCCTGATGGGATCACCGCGTCATCTTCGGCCATGGCAACTGTGTCGCTTGTGTCAGGATCCAAGTCCCATGCGTCTACTGACGGCTTCTTGTCTGTCTTTTTCATTACTGTTCCTTTAAAATATAATGTGCCACCAGTCGAACCAAAACACTTGTTTTAATCGAGTTCACGGCCCTGGTGGCCCGGCAGTGACTTTACTTTAGCGTCTTTGATTTGCTTTTAAAAGACGCCCGGGTATTGTCATGAATACTACCACCATTGGTGTATTCAAATTCTTTATACTCATGTGCGCGAGCAACATAAGCATCTTGAATCATTGTGGCAATTGGTTCACGTGACGCTTTGGCAGCGACAAAGTCACTGCGCTTCGATGCTGTGCCAGGATTCCCTGTTCTTGGACCTTGTGCCACGTTGACATTGTCTCGGTGATACTGGTTCTGACAAATGTCAGCTGAAGTGCGTGCTGCACGGTCTGCTTCGCGTTCAATCTTTACTGATTTTTTTGCTTGTGCGGTTATCATTTTTTAAATCCTTTTAGTGTTTCAGCAAGGCGGGCACGTTGTCCCAACTTGCCCCCTGCCTTCGCGGCCCGTGCCAACTTCTTTGCAGGTATCTTCTCTCCAGCTGGCACACCCAATTCGCGATGCAGTGCTCCAGGCTTACCAATGGCTGCCTGTATCCACTTGCCATGTTTTTTCATTGCGTCTTTCATACAGGTCCTTAAGTTGCGCTTGAGCCTGCTGCAACTGGTGTGAAGAACACGTTAGTTGAGAAAGCACCTGTTGCTGTAATTGCGCTGACATACACGTTGGCCTGTGTTGAGGGTAGTCCAAAGTTGCCAGTAATGGTCATTGACTCATTGGGTGCAAGTGGAATGCCTCCAGCGTCTGCGCCGGGCTGTGGATAGTCCATTGCGGCTGCTGTTGTGTAATCATTAAACACGCCCACATAACAGTAGACTGTTGATGACGCATTAAGCACATGGAATGTTGTTGTGCGAGTTGCTACGTTGCCCACGTTGGCTGTGACAGCGCCAGCGGGTTGTAGTCTAATTGTATTTCCTACTGCTACTATTGACATGAGTTTATCCTACGTTGATCTTGTCTGGGTTGCCAAAACTTTTAACAGTTGTGCCACCGTTAATCTTACCACCTTGACTGGCAGTTGCAATGGTCAACTTGTGTGGATCACGTGTGACACTTGGGCCAACTGCTTTTGGACTTGAACTTGCATTACCTTTGCGTTGGCTCTGCATGAGGCCAAAGTTTACGTCACGTCCATCGTTCGAATGGCCGCTCCATGTATTATGTGCATACTTGTTTTTAGCGCGGTTAACGCCATCGCCAGCCATGCCATCAAAATCTAAATTGCTATCTGATGCTTTCATTTTGTCTTCCTTTTAGTTTTCGTAGCCTTAGGCGGCTTGACCTTTTTAAATCCTGGCACATCGCTTGATGTCATCTTACGAGCTGCTTCCGAACCCGGCTTTAGAACCATCTTAGTTGGGTTCATGTTATACACGCCCTTTAACATTGTTGCTTTAGCCACGGTATGCCGTCCCATCACTTGCAGTATCTTCTTCCATACTAGACTTAGCATGAACTGCACGTGTCATTAGGGTTGCGCCCCGTTTAACTTGCACAGGTTTCACAGTGTCAGCTACCTTTGCATGATAGTGTTCACTGCGCTTTGCACTGTGGCTGCTGTGATGTTCGCTCTTACCAGCAGCACGTTTCTCAGCATAACCTATTGCCACAGCCTGCTTTAATGGCTTGCCTGCTTTAACTTCCGTAGCGATATTCTTGCTTAACGCTGCTTTGGAAGTTGACTTAATTAACGGCATTCTGCGGTCCTCTTTCTGCGTAGTCTTCTATGACTTCTCTATATTTCTCAAACCATCCTAGTCGAGTGTTGCACTGTTGACATAACACACCTCTGTATGTTTTTGGTATCTTATGATCGATACACATCTTCTTTGCTTTCACTCCACATATATCACAAAGTTGACTACGTAAGTAATCAGCCTCTTCTAAACTTAATCCATAACGTGCCTTAGCATCATCACGCCTAGCTTTCAACTTACGTTCGGGGCTAAGTGTCCCGTTGTTTGCAAATTTACTTTTCATTTCAATAATGTCTATACTGTTATTTAGTTCTGTAAAATGGCTCGAGATCCGCACTTAGGTGTGCATTGGGATCTGGTGCCTGTGGAAAGGGTGCATAAGCAGATTGAAAAGGACGCTCAGGTTCCATGTCCCAAGTGGGTGTAAATTTCTGGGGCAAGACATGACTTGGCCCTGAGAACTCGGGCTCTGCTACAGGAGCAGGTCTGATGACCCTACTGGGTCTAGGTAGGAAACTTGTTTTCATCCACCCAGGCCTGTTTGTGGGTAACGCACTGCATTGTCCCGACGCCGTGAAGGATTCATACGGTCCACAGTCCGGCCATGGTAGTCGGCTGAGATACGTGCTTGTCTGGCACTGTGTGGTTCAACCTCAAAGGTCTTGTGCGTTTTTGCCTCACCACGTGTGCTGTGTCCAGTAATGCCTAGTCTGCCTGTTGGTAATTGCATATCAGACTCCAACAGTTGTTGTCAATGGTCCAGGAAGTATACCTGCTTGACGTAACGCAGACACTTGAGCACCAGGCATTGTTGGTGCCAAGGCCATGATGCCGGTGTTGGGCTGTTGCGCTGGTGGTGGTGGAAATAATTCAGGATTTGATTTATAAAGATCACTAAACTGTTGTGCTGGATCTATAATCTGACCACCTGATTGATTATACTGTTGTATATATTCTGGCAACTGTGCTTTCTGAAAGTCCAATTGATTTTTAAAGGTTCCTAGGTAATTAGTAAAACTGCCATCGGGATTATTCTGAACCCAATTGCGTCCACCGCCAACAGGAGATACTTGTGCCAGGTATGTCGGAGCCTGTTGAACAGGTTGTTGAACTGGTTGAGGCACAGGCTGTGGTGCAGCTGCAGGTGCAGTCTTTGCAGCCTGTTGTGCCGCATAAGCAGCATTGGCAGCTCGAATCTGTTCGGCTGCTTGTGCTTGTGCTGCCTGTTGAGCAGCTGCCTGGGCTGCCACCTGTTGGGCTGCTTGTTGTTGCGCTGCCGCAGTTGCAGCTTGTTGTCGTGCTGCCGTGTCACGTGTCACTTGATCCAGGTGTGCTTGTAATGCGTTTTGTTGTGCCAGTTGTGCTTGTGCCGCTTGCTGAGCAGCTTGTTGTTGACGTTGTGCCATCTGAGCCTGTTGGGCCTGTGCTTGAGCTTGAGCTTGTGCAGCCTGTTGACGTGCCACCGCATCACGTGCAGCTTGTTGTTGTGCCAGGATTGAACTGACATTTTGATTCAATGTGGCTGCAGGCTGTGCGGCAACTCCTGGGCGGGTCACCACTGCAGCTGCAAATGGATTAGCAGCTGGGGCTTTTGGTGCTGCCACTGGGGTGGGTGTTCTTACTGCGGCGGCTGACTTTGATACTAGGGCCATTATTCTGATTCCTTGTTGTTCTTAATGCCTGTGAGTGCTGCCAGGGATTCGGCAAATGCAGCACGTTTGGTGTCTATGGTTTCTTGACTGTCTGTGACTTCAATGTGTTGACGATCGCCAACCAACTTGTTGAGGAATGCACGATCATAGTTCTCCACACGGCCCCAATCCTCACGCGAGATGGCGGCTGAATAATTGATGGCCAAGCGTTGCGTGAATGGCATGTTGGTTTCTAATTCCAAGTCCTGCATTAGGTCTTCAAGGTTCACACGGTTACCGGACCCCTTGGGTCGACCGGCTCCTGGCCTTGCTCCACCGTGGCCTGATGATTTTTTCTGTGTTGTCATATGTTTATTTATGGATGAAAAGATGATTGAAATTCAAGTTAGCGGCTGGTGGGCGCCTGGTCTGTCATGAAAAAGCCCAGACTCTCTCAACTGGGCCAAAACCTATAAACTTGGAGGCTTTAGGTTTTATCTGTGATGTCTCATATGTCTGCGAACTGCTTCTTCATATGTAAGAATATTGTCAATGACGACATTGTATTTTTCATTAGGATTTTCCATTTTTAATATATCAAGAAGTCTAATTTGTTCACCATCTGACATTTCAAATAATGTGCCACCATTTGATCCCTGGGGATCATTATCTAAAATTCTCATTGTAAGCCTCCTATTGTTTAACAATGTGTATGTATTATACTGCTTTGTGTATTTAGTGTCAATCCTCAGTTTCGCCACTTTCACTGAATGTTATGGGATGATCATTGTCTTGCACATACTGTTGCCACTTTTGAGCCAGTTCGCTTTTACTGGGTTTACCTGGTTTATGTCCACGTGGCTTTACTGGATGGGCAGTTAGTGTTCCCGGGCACTTGTGTTGATCTGTGTAGATTTGGCTGTAACTTAATGTCTTACCACAGCCCGGACATGTTGTAGTGCCACGTATCTTCTTGGGTGGGCCGGCACGATTTTCCTTAACCAATTTGGTCTCAGGGAATTCATGTTTCCATTTGTAGTATTGATTGACCTGTTCAATGCCTGGATACAGGACTTTATAGATGGTGACGAGCATAAGTGTAAATATTTACAGTCGACTAACCAAAAGGAATTATTATGACAAGAACAGAGCGATACCCCGCCCACGCCAATAAGTTTCACAAGCCACCAGCACTGTCAGTGATGCATGCCTTTGAAACTGCTGTATTATTAATGGAACAAAGTGGAGCCACAGAAGAAGACATCATGAAGTATGTGCATCTAGTGCATATGGGTTGGATACGTGATGGGCAGTTTGCACCCGAATATCTTGAATTGGTGCGTCAAGTAGAACAGGATCGTAGAGAAGAAGCTGCTGCCGAAGAGCGTTTGCGTCTGCTGCGTGAATCGGCAGGTTCTAATATTATCACAGATATCTCGGGATAAATAATTGTGTAGATACTATTGCCATAGTTGATACAATTTCTATTTTTCCTAGAAGATGGACACTGCCCCAGAAATGGGGCTTTGTCTTTTATACCCAAGTGCCCGGTGCTGACAATATAACAAACTCTATGTTGGCATCTGTTTGGGGTATGTGTAAATGCCAGTGTGTTCGTGCACCACGATCTGGGGTCATTTGCACCAATTGGTAATGACTGTTGTGCTCTAGATAAGGCATCAACAACTGTTCCAAATGTCTATTGGTGCGTATTGATTGCCAACTGATGCTGTAGTGTTTCATACACTCACAAACACTTGATCAAACAGTTGATTGCGTTGTGCATTAGCAATGCGTTCTTGTTCCAATAGCACAACTTCAATTGCGGTATCTTGTCTGTTAATTGGTATAACACAAACTGGCCGTGAGTCTGCAGTTATGACACCTATGTTTCTGGTAGTGTTTCTACTACTGCGTGTTAGTCCTTCATATACACCCCATAACTTTTGATGCACTATGCTACGCCAACCATTCCTAAGGTAGTTTCTATAGTTGTCCTGCACATCAGTTTCCCAACGGGTCATGTCGTCCATGCAAACCCAAGTTAATCTATAGAACTCGCCACCATTGAGTCGACTGTTTTGTTCTGCTATGTCAACTAATATGTATTGGTATGTCATTCGATTTCTCCTATATACGTATTATAGTTATTTATACAAATACTGTCAAATCATTAGGTTTGCACGAGTTTGTGCTGATATATTTGACCAATACTTAATGGTATTACCCAATATGTAAAACTTCTGTTTCGGAGTTAATATATCAAATGGACAGGACTCATGTCTCTCATGATACCATTGACATATACCCCATAATGTATCAATTACCGCACCGGGAACTCGATGATTTCGATCTAGTCCTTTAAGGAATTGATTACTTAATTCTATCATATCTCTATCAGTATAAAGTCTTATGATATTATTAATTACGTAATCACTTGAGTCATTATCAAGATTTAGTTCTTCAATTACTTCACATAAACGCATGTCATTTCCTTTCAGGTGCTAGTGGTAATAAAACATCTGCTACGCAGATGTGCTAGATATAAAACATGTGATCCGTTTCACTTGATCACATGTAATTTTTATATCAGCAATTGATCAATTAATAATTTAAACTATCATCCAGCTGGAGTCAAGGCACGGCTAAATGTAAAGTTCTTAAAAAAAGAGAAATTACATCTAGTCGTTCCACTAACTCCAACTGAACATCCATCGTCCCCATAAGAGGCGGCCTTTCAGCGAGGTTACTTATACACGGTAATTATTGGGGAGACCTTTGGCTATCTCCTACTCCCCGCCGAACTTAGTTCGACACCGCACGGCACCCCAGTTCATCCCTTTTCGTATAAGTTACTTGGGGCTGGTCGGATCCTTTAGCCTGATTATTTTGATCCTTGTTTTTAAGGGTTCTAATTTGTTGTCTACGTTGTGCCATAATGTGTTCGCGTTGATCTATTGCCATAACAATTGTGTTAAACTTTTTCCAAAACTTTTGATTAAGTGGATATCCTTTACGATAAACTATATCCCAATAAGCATGCCATGTCACCTGCTCAATGGGATTCATTCTATGCCAAAGATAGTCTTTGATATTGATCAATGTGATTACATCACTAATTTGATCATGTCCCTGTAAATCTTTAATGTCAATGCCTTTGCTTCGAAGCCATTGGTTAACATTAGAATCTTGTCGAGACTCTTTAAAAAATGTTTCAGTGTTGTTGTATAAATCTATTTTCATAAGTTGTTTGTTTAGGAATTCCGATTTCGCCACATTCGGAATAAGATGTGTCCTGGCCAAACAACTCTCTACATTGCGTAGATTGTTTTATCACCTGCGTTAAGTATTTAGTATAACTTGCAAAATACCTCTTGTAAAGTATTTAGAGTAAATAATTTGGCTGGAGTTAACCAGACATCTGAGGATGGCGCAGAGTAATTTTTTCTGGTTTCCACTGCAGGCCCAAATCAGTCCAGCCACTTATATAAGTTTTTGCATTCATATTTCATTTTGCTGGCTTGTTCACGTGTGATACCAAAACGTGCTGCCACTGTCTTTGAATCATTGGCACGTGCAAACTGTATTTCTTCTTCGGTCCATTTGTAATTGCGTCCCAACTGTTTGCGTGGTTCCAAATTCTTTTTGTGGTGATGCCATGTGTGTCCTTTGGCTACCATTATTTCACTGCGCTTGTAAGTGTCACCAACTAACAAATGTTTTGGGTTTACGCAGAGATTATTGCTACACAAATGTATTACATTTTCTTCGCGCTTGAGTTCGCGATTTAATTTGAACATCATTGATACACGATGTGCCACTTGCATGATGCGTTTGTCGTCATGCACTCTGATGCCTGAACACATGCCATAACCTTGCCTGTGCCGACCTCCCCGAAAAAGGATACATCCATCTGGCTGTTCATCACAGTAGTCCAAAAACTTGTTTTGATCAAATAGGTAGTTGCCCAAACGTGTATATCTGCTTAAATCTCTTGCCATTGCATTTCCTTTACTAAATACGTATAATATTTATATTATAGCACAAAGGCTAAATAAAAATACACAGGAATTGAAATGACAACTGATAAATTTTTACCAAAAGAGTCTGACACTTGGTCATGGCGACTTGCCGAATACGAAGACATACCAGAAATGGTCACAATGGCAGTTGCTGAATACCAACGTGAACTAGCAGGATTGCTAACACCCAGTCCTGCTGCATACACATACAGCCTAAAGCAGGCCATAAACGAACAAAAATATCAATTAAGTCGTGAACAGGTTATTGTTGCACGACACCGAACCACCAATGCACTTATGGGTTATGCTTGGTGCAAGCGTGGACAATATACACCCTACAGCACAGAAGAAATGGCAGAAGCAGCTATTGCACACGTGGATTTATCATTGCCCACACGCACAAGAATACGTATACTAGCACAAATGCTGCAGACATGGATTCTATGGGCACACTTACATGGGATACCAGTTTTAGTCAGCAGCAGTATAAGAGCCGAGCAAGAGGCATTCATGCGTTTACATGATATATTTGGATTTCAACGTGTGGGTCTGTTGGCCATTCGACGCATCGGGGAGGATTTGTAATGGCATATAATCCACTATTACAGGGCATAACATTTTCACAACAAGCAGCACAACAATACCAACAAGCCCAAAATCAAACACAAGGCATGAATCTCGGACAGTTGAGTCAGTCGGCCGCACAACAATTTAATCAAGCCTATAACCAATATGCACAACAGGGCATGAGCCAAGCAATATCAGCACAACAATATGCCAATTTATTAAATTCACAACAACCACAACGACAAATGTGGATGTGGAATGGTGTTGCAATGGATGTTATAGATTTCGCAAAGCATGCCTATGGTGACACACCAGAAGCCACACACTTCATACTAAAATACAAGGAGATAGCATGAGTATACAAGCAGTAAAGACCAGAGTCTTATTCACACGTCGGGAAGTTCAAAAGCAAACAGACAGTGGTATTATTTTAAGTAATCCCGAAACAGAATCCAATCCCCTGGGCTACGTCACCAGCATTGGTGAAAAAGTAGATATTGAAGGATTGCAAGTTGGTGATGCCATTAGCGTAAACTGGCAAAGCGTGGGCTTGATTGAACATGCTGGTCAAAAATACTACATTGTTGACCAAAATAACATTAATGCCATAATAAGATAATGAAAATCATAACCAGTAAACAACGTGCCATTGATATTGACCTAGGCAATCCTTTGATTGCACAATGGTTTGCCCGCACACAGGAAACACAAGTAGAATTTATTTTAAATCAAATTAACTCAGAACGGTTATATGATGCTGTGTTAGCAGACAAAGAAGACTTTGTAATATTGGACTTTGGTGCCAATATTGGATTGTTTAGTTTATATGCACAAGACAGTGCTAAACATGTCTATGCCATTGAACCTACACCTGCAACATTGGCAGTATTACGAGTAATGTGTCAAGACAATGATAAAATAACCATTATACCTGCGGCACTCAGTGACCATGATGGTGTTATTGATTTTTACATACATGACAATCCCACTATCAATAGTGTGTCTGTAAATCAAAATGGACAACAGATCTCTGTTGACGCAAAAACCATAGAGACTATCTTAAAAGAAAACAATTTGTCACATGTGGACTTTGTCAAATGTGATATTGAAGGTGGTGAAATGTCTGCCATTACTGAACTACTGTTAGATCCAGTAGTTAAAAAAATTGACCGTTGGTTCGTAGAAGTGCATCAAACTAACAGGGAACAAACAGCTTGGCCTGGCAACTTGCAATTCAACAGACAAAAATTAATTGATAGATTTATTAAGTCTGGATACCAAGCAGTGGAGATTACAAATGACACCATCTTCGCTTGGCAAGATTAAAGAGGCCGCGGCACGGCAACGTGCTGAATGGGACAATGAACAAGCCAATAAACAATTCGTAGAATGGTTAACACAAGGAGAACAAGAAATGCGTTACAAAGTAGAACATAAAGGCAGTATTGATGCTACACCAGTTGTTGCCTTAGATGTAGGCAATATAGAAATAGTAATTGATGATCAATATACAGATAGAGTAGAGCTGTATATACTCGACTCAGAAGGCACACGAATTGAAGGCGGAACCTTTAGTAAAGACGCCTTTATGAGCCATGTTCGACGCTTTTACGACGCTAATCTTTAACGTTTTACAGCCTGCTTAATTTCCAGCAGTAACTGTTCTACACGTGACATACGTGTATCCAAGGTATCGAGTTTGTTGATTACAGATTGATACCTTGTTTCACATTCACTTAGATGTTCTTCAAGTGAATGCAAAGGCACTACATTAGTAGATGCTGTCTTCATCTTCGTCAGCTTCTTCTTGATTTTTACCTAGTGTAGATTCTAACATCCAACGATGTTTGGCCAATATGCCTACTTGATCCTGGGCAAAATTACTAATGTCAATGTAGTTGACTGCTTCTGCTGCCTCATACAATGCATGGTATTGATCAATGAGTGCTTCTAGATCTTCATCAACTGTTTCCAATAATTGATCTTGATCACCCGTAACATCATAATCCATAATGGGACTAACACCAACTACAGTCTGTAGACTACGGGGCATAAATGCTCTAGTAGTGCGTAGTTTTTCTCCCAGGGTGTCTATGTTATCCTGTAGGTATTCATAAACTTTTTGTAATAATTTGTGTCGGGCTGGGAAATCGCTACCGATTAAGTTGACGTGTGCAACATGTGCTCTGTAATAACTAACAAAGTTTGCAGCAAATGTTTCTTCTAATACAGTATGTAAATGTTTTAAGTTTTCTTTCATTTCAATTCCTTATTGTGGTGTGATTGGTGCATATAATTCGCTTAATGCTCTCATACGTTGCATATAGTTTTGTGTGCTTGCTGGTTGTTTTAATACTATTTGTGCTTGTTGACGTTGACGATCCTGTTGTAGGATTTGTTGTTGTTCTGGAGTAATGCCACCATATTTTTGTCCCATTAAGGCTAGACGTTGGTTAATTGCGCCTGCGGCTGCTTGTGTTGGTGCTTCGCCACGCACAGTCATAGCGTATGGATTACTGGCATATTCTGGTGCAGTGGGGTTGGCACGAATTTTTGCTTGTTCGTATGCCGCCATGTTGTATGGCAATGTCATTAAGTTTTCTGGAGCCATAACACCTTGCACAATACCAGTGCCTGCTGCTTTGGCTGCAGTTCCTATACTGACATCACGCAATGGATGTAAAATAGCTCCTGCAAGATCTGCGGCCGATTTGGTTAATCCATGTTGTCCAACATACTTTAATGTTTCACCAACAGATAAATTACTTAATGGTTTGACCCAAGCAGGAACATCTTTGGCTACTTCTACAGCAGTTCGGGCCAAAGGACCACCTGCTTCTACTGCGGCGCCACCTACTTGAACTGGAGCATTCATCAAGTTTGGCCCCCCTACGGTCAAAGGGACTGCAGACTGTGCAGCGTAAGTTGCAACATTCTCTGTTCCTTCAGGAGGTGCAGTAGTTATATCATTACTAGTGGTAGCAGCGCCAGCCTCTTCTGCTTTGGCTTCTTGATAGGCTTGCACCACAGTATTAAAATCTTCTGTGCCTTTTTTGTCTTGGTTATCAACAATCCACTTTGCGTAATCATCTGCCTTGGCCATTATCTGCCTCCACCAATAATTGCATCTGCACGGTTACGAACATCGCTGGTTCCACCAGGTTGTCCGGCACCACCAAAGGTCCAATCATTAACACCTTCTTTGTCATATTTCTTCAATAACTGAATCATACCTTTAAGCGCAGCCATTCTGTATTTGATTGGTTGTTCTGCATCATTAAAATTACCAGCCAACATTTGATAAATTTTAACATCTCGGTCACTGTCACTACCCTTAAATTTAGGCACATTCTTTTGCAAGTATCCTGAATATTGATTTAATTCAGCAATAGCTTCTCCACCTGGTGTTGTAGCACCAAATGCTGATAATGCACTATCAATTGTAGCCCCAACTTTAGATCCTGTAGATTTCTTAATAAGATCACTAATTGGTCGCATTAGACCATGATATTCATTGGCCTGGTTTTGGTTATTGATATCATTGGCTTTGATATTACCTTTGGCTTCTGCTGGTGGTTTTTGCTCTTCACGTTTGGCCATTTCAGCAGTTTTAATCGATTCTTCTTGTTGTGTTATCTTTTGAGTCAATGAACCTCCACCACCGCCTGCCGTAGGTGTTACTGCAGGAGCTGCCTGTGCTTGCACCTGTTGTGGTGATACTGCACCTGTTGTTGGGCGTGTAACTGTAGCTGCATTCGGTGCTGGTTGTGCTGCTTCTGCTGGAGTTCTACCAGTGATAGCCGGAGCCATTGGCTGTATTTGATTAAAGATTGTTGGACTACGACGTTGTATTTCTGCCATGGCATTATTAATTGTCTTGCCATCACCTGTGTCTGCTTTACCAGCCAATTCCAACATGGTTGTAGCCATTGCAATAGTTGGTTTAGTTTGGAAGTCAACGTATGCACTATTAAGTTTAACAGCGGCGTTGGTTTCAACACGCTTCTCATATCCAGGCTTGCCAAGATATGGATTGTTGGCATTTGGTCCACTTGTAATTACATTTTCAAATTGACCTGTTTGAGCACTAAAACGTCTAGCATATTCTTGACCAGCATCTGGTTCACCTTCGGGAATAGTGTATACTCCACCAGTTGTGCTAAATGCATGTGTGCCAGTCTTTTGACCAGATGATTGTAACTGTGCAATTTTATCGCGATTAAGTGCAGCACCATCACTGTTCCATGCACGAACGACTTCACCTTTACTGTTCTTTTCAACAGTGTAAAATTGACCGCCCATCATTTCACTGGTAACGCCACCGCCACGAATCTTCATTTGTTCTTCTTTGGCCAAATCTGTAAGACCTAATCGATTATAAAAATAAGCCTTTAACAAACTGCCTTCTTCGGTGCGTTTCTTTAAATCATTTGCTAGTGTATTAACAGCTTTGACATCACCATTGCTGGCATCAACAAATAGTTTTTCAATATCAAGTCCTTTAGCACGTAAGTCTTCTTGCTTGCGCCATAAAGTGCCAGCAATTTTACGTGCATTTTCTGGGTTGGCTTCATTGCCAACATAAGCCGCTAATTTAGTAGGATCATTTTGTATAGCAGTTAAATCAGTTTGCCATGTTGCAGGTGCAGGTGCTGCTGCAACTGCAGGTGCTGCAACTTGTGCCGCTTGTGATACGCCTGCGCCTGGTGGTCCACCAGCTACTTGAACTCCTGGACCAAATTGTGGTAATTGTGTGGCCGTAACTTGATTAACTGCTGCTTGTGCAGGTAATGCTGGTGCAGCTTGTTGTGCAACTGCTTGTGGTGTTACTGGTGCAGTAACAACTGGTTGTGCAGGAGGTTGTGCTACTTCACGTTCCACTGTGGGCACTGCTGGTCCAGCAGGAGCAGGAGCCATTTGTTGTGCTTGTTGAGCCTGAACCTGTGCTAATTGTGCTTGTTCTAGTTGTCTGCGACGTTGTTCATCAATGGCCTGTGCATCAGGAACAGCAACAGGTGCTGGTTGTGCGGCAGGCATGGTCTGTGGCATTTGCATTCCAACAGGTTGTGCTACAGGCATTTGTAAGCCCATAGGTTGTGCTTGCGGACTAGGCAATGTATAAGTTGCACCAGCTGAATAATCAGGTGTGCCAACTTCGTGTTTGGTTGTTACAGTTTCTGGAGCGCCAGTATCAGTGTTGTATTTGATAGTTGTGCTGACAGGTGTAGTATTACCATTCATGTCTACACCAAAGTTTTGTTGCAATCTGTTGTTCAGATATGCTTCAGGATCCGTGAATGGCTGTGTCGCTTGATCTAAACGACGTTGTCCATATCTGCTGGCTAAATCCATTAAATCATATGCCATCATTTAATCCTTAAATCTTAATACCAAAACTGCTTTGGTTTGTAGTGCTAGTAGAGCCAGTTGGGCCTAATGAATAACTTTGACCCGGAGCCCCATATAATACGCTGGCATATTGACTGTATAATTGTTGTGGCGTCATTGCAGCAGTAATACCTTGTCCGGCGGCTCCCAATGCTTGTCCTAAGTTGGTTTGTCCTGCACCTGTTAGTGCTTGTCCCGCAGCTAGTCTTTGCTGTGCAATTTGATTTTCTACTTGTGCAGTGGCTGCTTGTTGTTGTGCTTGTGCAGTTCCTGCTAATTGTGTTTGTGCAAGTGCGCTACGTGCAGAGCCCAAATTACCAGCGCCACCAAACTGTGCCATTTGATTAGACAAGTTTTGCTGATACTGTGCTTGTGCTGGATTTAAAACTGCAGCCAATTGTTGTTGTTCGTATTCGGGTGTAAACAGGTTCTCTAAGCCACTGATACCAGTTTTAATTGCTGATTCACCTGTAGTGCCCAATACGTTTTGTGTTTGTCTAGCAGTTCCGGCTAGATTTTGTGCGGCCAAATCAACACCAGGTTTTGCTTCGTTATATAATCCCGTAGCACCACCTACTAGATTTTTATATGTGGGAATCAAGTATTGAGCAAATTGATTTTGTAAGTCAACTTGTTGACGTTGCTCAGGTGTCATTTCTGGTGTTGTGTATGTTGTGCTTCCGCCTTTGCCGAAACTCATATGCGTTCTCCGATAGTCATAGTGTATTTAACCCTTATTAGCAGGAGCGATAGGTCCTGGATATGCAGTGCCCACGGCCGCTGCTTGTGCTTTTGGTCCCAGCACTTGATTGATAAGTTGTTGCACATTCAGTCGATTTGGACCTACTCCCTGTGCATATTCTGCTCCCCAGGCCTGGCCTGGTGGCAATTGGTTGTAATCTTGTATGTGTGCAAGATCAGTAACATAGGGATGAACTCCCCAATAGTGTGTGGCCTGTGTAGGCGTTCCTGAATATTCTGCTGGAGTAATACCCATTAAATATCCGGGATTTAATCCAGATGTTCCTGGTGCTGGTGGTGTGCCCCATTGATTTGGTGGCAATGGACCGTAATTGGGTTTTTTTGGACCACCAGGTGCGGGTGTCAATGCACCTGCTAGTAATGCACCACCCACTGCTCCTGCGGCCGCAGGAGCTACCCAATCATATGGACTTGGCCCCATTGGCACCGCTGGTGTGCTTAAATCGGTAACAGGAACTTCTGCAGGATTTGGCACTTCACCAATTCCTGGACCTGTATATGGTGCAGGTGGTGTTTCAACTGGTGTTGGTGCGGGTGAGACTGCTTGAACTTCTGGTATAGGTTGACTTGGTGTTAATGTTACAGGTTCAACAGGTGATAATGGAGGTGGTTCAACTGTTGGTGTTGTAGTAACAGGAGTTGTTGCTACTGGTTCAACTGGTGTTGTAGTTGGTGTTGTAGTAACTGGAGGTGCTTCTGTTACAGGAGTTGTTGCTACTGGTTCAACTGGTGTTGTAGTTGGTGTTGTAGTAACTGGAGGTGGTTCAACTGTTGGTGTTGTAGTAACAGGAGTTGTTGCTACTGGTTCAACTGGTGTTGTAGTAGGGGCAGCAGTTCCGCCTCCACCACCGGCAGCGCCACCTGCGCCTCCGCCGCCAAGTCCTGCTGCTGCAACGCCGCCCGCAGCTAATACTGCTGGAGAAATAGCACTTGCACCACCACCGGCACCAACTACTACTTCGGGCACATTTAATGCACCACCTGCACCATATACGCTACCACCTGCGCCTGTTGCGCCTAGTGATTCTACTCCTGGAACTACAGGGCTTAATGCAGTAGGTGCGGCAGCAGTAACCTCCCAAGCATTGGCAGCTGGATTCCATGTGGCAGCACCTGCATCAATTTCAGCCTGTGTTGCCAATTGACTACCAGGAGTCATTGATTCTGTAACTGCATAACCAGGTGCTTCGGCAGTTCCTGCAGCACCACTTACATCAACACGATATGGTGTTTCTGTAGGAACAGGTTCAACTGGTTGTAAACTGTTGACCATATTGGGATCAACGTTTTTCATTAATTCAGCAGTTTGTTGTGCGTTTAATTCTGTTATAGGTTGTCCAGGAGGAACTGTTGATGACACAGGAACCTCTGGTGCAACCGGTCCAGCCTCAACTGGTGGCGTTAGTGTTTCTGTTGCTATTGATTCTGGTGCAACTGGTGAGGCTTCGGCTACTGTGCTGGCAATTTCTGGTGCGGCTTCGGCTGGAATAGTGCCACCTTCAATTCCAGTGGCAATGGCTTCAGCAGTGGCTTCAGGCGCAACACCAGCAGTGGTCAATGCTTCTGGAGTCAATGCTCCTGCATCGGCTAGGCCCAATAAACTGGGATCAGCAATGCCCACGGCCAACAACGCAGCAGCACCAACTGCGCCCCAATTGATGTCACCAAATGGTTTATCCATTGCAGCTCTATCAGCAACAGATTTGGCAACTGATGCCTGTTCCTGTTGAGCAGTTACAGCATTTTGTGCTTGTTGTAATGTCTGTGTTGCCTGTGTGTATTGTTGATTTACTGCTGGTAAATTTTGATTTGCCTGTGCATAATTTGTAGCAAGGTCTCGAGTTAAAAAACTGTTGAGTTGTGCGGCGTTGTTTAAATTTGCAGCCAGTTGTGCTCGTTGATTTACATCACTGCCAGTATAACTATCATAGGCCTTTTGTGCGGCAGCGTATGCTGTCTGTGCATTAGTCAATGCCTCTTGTGGTGTTGAGTAATTGCCCAATAAGTCTTTACCACCAGGAACTCCGGCAGCATTTTGTGCAATGGTTAACATTGCTGACTTATCTGTTGCGGCTTGTATCCGTGCATTATTTGCGGCATCAATTGCACCTTGTTGTGCGGCGAAATCTGCCGCTGCCTTGGCTTGTGCATCTTGTTGTGCTTTTAACTCTGCGGCGTGTTGTGCATCTGCGGCGGCTTGTGCGGCTGCTTGTTGTTCTTGTGCAATTCTTTGTTGTTCTGCAAATGCGGTTGCTTGCGCTTGTTTTTCAGCTTCTTGTTGTGCCAATGCCAATGCCTGTGCCTGTTGTGCCGCGGCTTGTTGAGCTGCCAGTGCTTGTGCTTGTGCAGCCTTATCAGCATCAGCTTTTGCAGCTGCTGCGGCAGTTGCTTGTGCAGCGATTTCTGCGGCAGTTTGTGTTGGTGCAACTGGTGCAACTGGTGTCGGTGCCACAGGTTGTGCAGCCGCTTGTGCTGCCTGTTGTGCTTGTGTTTGTGCTGCCTTAGTTATTGCTTGTTGATAATTAGCCACATTAGCAGTAACATCTTGTCCTGCAGTTTTCGCAGCTGCAGCCCAAGCATCTAAATTAGCCTGTGTCTGATTATTTAAAAATGTGTTATAGGCAGCATTTGCAGTAGCCTGTAATTGTGCTGTTGTAGGTGCCGCAGGAGTTGGTGCAACTGGTGTCGGTGCAACTGGCGCTACTACAGGAGTTGGTGTAGTTGTAGGTCCAGTATAAGTGCCTTTTACTGCTTGGTTAAATGTTGTAGGAGTTAACCCTACAGCAGTTATTTGGGCAGTGGTTACTACTCCGCCTTTTTTGGCTTTGTCTACTAATGTTTGTTGTTGTGCTGTTAATGCCATATACTTATTTAATGTTTATAACCAAGTGGGTCTTGTGGGCCACTCAATTGTTGCAGGGAATTCTGACTGTTGGGGCACGTTTAATAGTGCAGTTCTATAATCGGCAATTTCCTGTTTTTGACTGTCTGTTAAACTGTTATACCATATGGGATTTACTCTATCAACAAAACTTAATAATATATTTCTTTGTTGACGTGCTGTTTGTGTAGCTGACGCTGAATCTAACGTCCATGTCTTGCTATTAAAATCCCAATGGTAATCATCACCTGGAATTTCAGGTTTGTTGATCACAGTCTTATTAACAATATCAATATAATGTTCAAGATCATTGTATGCGCCCAATACAGCATTATCAGGCACGGCGGTTGACATATCCGATACAGTAGATATGATTTGTCCAGTTGAGGGGTCGTATGTTGAATATATCATCGTTTTAATATTTGGCAAACTAACGTGCCACTCTTTAAAATTGCTGTTGGCATAGACAACCCTCCGGTGCTAGTTGCCCAAAGCAGACTATATGTATAGTCTACCCCTGCACTTAATCCGGTATCTAAATAACTAAATGGCACAATATTATTCCATCTTGATTGCGTTAAAGTGGCTTCATATCTAAATGTTTGTGCTAATAAAACTGTATTTGAGCCTGGACTATTTCTATACAGATAAAATGTCAATACAAAACTACTAGTTCCATAAGAAACATCAACAGTCTGATCAGTGGCTAATACACCACTAATGTAATTTGATATTCCCGCAGTGCTGGCTAAATTTATTGTGACATTGGCATAAGTGTAATATCTAGGTGTATTGGCAGTGGGATTGGAGATAGTTATAGCAGTTGTTGATGTTGCGGCATTACCAATACTGACTGCTTGATTAACTATGGTAGTAGTTGATACAGTATTGGAATTTAACCCGCCTGTGGTTATTAATCCAGATACATTTAAATTTCCACCAATTGAAGCATTATTACCAACAGTTAAACTGTCACCAACATTGATACTACTACCAAAGCGGGCACTGCCATTAGTGGCATTTAACCAAAATCCTGCACTAGTTGGACTGTTAAATGTTGCATTAGTGCTTTGTAAACTTTGACTGACAAAAATACTGTTGGCTGCTAATAGATTAGCAGTAATAGTGCCCAACTGAATATTTTGCCCTTGTATGGTGTTACCGGCTATTTGCACATTGGTAATAACACGTGGTTGTATGCTATTGGCAACAACTGCACTATTACCTATAATGGCCAACTGTATTGGTGTGTTGTCTAATACCGGTGTGTAGTAAATGCTAGGAACGCCAGTGCTGACGTTAAAGTTAACGGTATTACCGCCACCAGTTGTGTAATACAATTGCTTAGTGGCACCAAAGCCACCTGCAACCTGTGTCCAATTGTAATCTGTGGGATTACTGCTGATACTGCCATCTGTGGTATTATGCACACCATAGTAATTTGCATAAGCACTGTTGCTGGTAAACCCTGAAGATCCACTGGCACTGTTGGCATATTTGACGTTGACATAGCCATACAAATAACTGATAACAGGAACCTGTGTTGTTCCTGTGCTGGTTACACTACTGATAACACCTGTAGTGGTATTGGCCACTAAGATATTACCTGAATAGGTAATATTACCGCTGACCGTGCTGCCCAAATTACTTAATGCATAATTTAATGCACCAACAATGTCTTCTTGTGTATCACCAACTGATAATGCAAATGTGCTCATTAGCGATCAGTCTCCACAACTGTTACTTGCCAATTCATGGCACTTAATTGCCAACTGTTAACTGCGCTGTTACTTGTAACATTTAAACTTACCATGCGTTGTTCGTTTTGATCAATCTGTGCCCAGGGATAATCTGTGCCAATGGCAACATTAACTGTTGGCTGGAATACGGGTGCAGTATTGGTATTCATGCTGCCACCTATGGCATAACTGACATTGCCTGTTCCATATACTTCGGGTAGCACACGATGCACTAACACATGGTCAGCAAAGTTTTGTCCATAACTGATGTTGTTGCGTTGGAATGAACTGCTTATGGGTGCGTTGTTAACAAAACTGGTGCCAATGTCTTTTTGTATCATTCTTGTGTTGGCATCAAAACTTGTGTAGACAATTGTTCTTGTGGCCAAGTTGGCAACGTTGCCTGTCCACACAGGACTTTCAGTTGACATTGTGGCGTTGTTGACATCACGTGGAGCATTCCAAACGTCCAAGTCATATCTATAACTGATCATTTTGTTGCAATGACCAGTTGAGTTTAAATCAGGATAGTAAATTTCCATTTGATACTTACTACTGTTGTTGTCCATGAATATCTGGCCAGTGTAGTTGGGATTCAAATTGGCATATAGATAGTCTTTAACACGTTGGTTACCGATAGGTGTAAACTTACCACCATCAAATTGCCATACATCACGTGCATCCATACCGTATACAACGTTGTCCACGTTGGTCCAACAGTTTTCATTTAACAAGCCGCGACCTTGATTTAACAGTTTAATACCAAACAATGGTGCAGTTGATGATTGATATGCAATTGGGCTAAACACAACGGTGTCCCAATAACTGCAGACATAGAAGTTGCCATTTAGTGGAAAACCATCTATAACAGGTCCACGCACAGGAATGTCCACCTGGTTGGCCACGTTGGTTAATGTTGGTGCCCAAGTTGTAGGGCCTGCATTAAGTCCAAAGTTCTGACTCCATTGCACAGTAGTGGGTAAGTTTTGAATAGTGCCCGGCGTATATGCTGTTACGTTAGGTGCAATAACTCCCGATAAATTACCAGCAAACAATAATGATCCCACGTTGGGACTGTTGTATAATCTAACAAAGCCAGCAGTTAGACTGCTATACAAGGGAATAGTATTGCCCGACTGTGGTCCACTTGTGGGCACAGTAACGCTATAATTCCAAACATAGTTATCGGGTGCATTATCGTATAAACGCAAAGTGTTTACACTATCCAACAAATACATAGGAGGATTAATTGTGTCATTAATAAACAACACAGTTCCGTTCCATGTAGCAGTAATGCTGGTATAGTCGGTATAACCTGCGCTGGTATACCCTATTGCACCTGTTGATATGTTTGTAATGCCAGCATCATTAATAGCATACCATGTTCCGGTGCTTGTGGCCACAACGAACCAAAACACATTGTTGGCTCTAAATCCACTTGTGACAAATATGGGTCTACCGGTAATTTGACTTAGGATATATTCATCGCCTAAGACGCTCTTAATACTGCGAACATCAGTTTCAACGTTTTGTCCTGAATTATATTCTGTGGGCGACAATGCACTACTAGGAACATCAGGTGTGAAACTCATGTTTGTAAAAGGCGTTCTAACATTTTTCATTGGCATTTGTTTGTTCCTTATGCAGTGTAACTACCTGTAGTAGCAGTAAATTTAATAATTGTGTTTGAACCACTTGTAGTAACCGTAGGTGATCCAGTTACAGTTCCTGTGTAGTTGGCAGTTGGCACACTTAATATGATAACACCTGATCCGCCGTTGCCTCCAGAAACTCCGCCACCAGCGCCACCGCCACCGCCTCCGCCTAGGCCATCTGTTCCATTGCCACCAGCACCAGCAGCTCCACCAGCACCGCCACCGCCAAGTCCGCCAGTGCCTGAATTACCTGTGCTAAAAATTGCGCCGCCACCGCCACCTGCATAATAAGTTGCAGTTCCTGTAATGCTACTTTGAACACCAACACCACCTGCACCTGCATAAGTTACGTTTGCATCAAATCCAGCACCACCTGCACCTCCACCGCCGCCTGCGGCATACAAATATGGTGGTGTTGAATTTCCTGTTGGGTTAGGTAATCCACTACCACCTGCCGAGCCTTGGCCACTTGTGCCTGCTCCACCTGTGTGAGTTACTAAATCACCACCTGAGCCTCCGCCGCCACCAGAGCCGCCTGACAATCCATTGCCATTGGTGCCACCAGCGCCACCGCCGCCACCGCCACCAATGGCAGTTAAACCAAAAGCTGTTGAATTAGAGCCAGAGCCGCCTTGATTAGTATTATTACTTGTTCCGCTGCCGCCTGCGCCTATGGTAAAATTATATGTGGTGCCTAAAGTCAAGATTGTAGTGCCTGACAACAAGCCACCTGCACCGCCACCGCCACCATCTGACGCACTGGCGCCACCGCCACCAGCTACAATTAAGTAACTGGCACTATAACCACCTGCGGGATTGGCATCATACCATGCTTGACGTGCTGCTCCAAACATTATGCATATCCTTTAACCAAACTGCCGTAATAGTTAGTTCCATCATATAAGATGTTCAACATATCTATAGCACCAACTGCGGTCGACAATGTGCTGCTTCCGCCGGCATATTTGATACCAGTTGTGGTCAATGTATAACTGCCTGATCCACCTTGTGTAATAATCAATGTTACAGTTCCACCAGGTGGCAAGTTTGTAAATGATAAACTACTAATGCTGCTGGTCAATGTGGCTGTTTGTATTGTGCCATTGGCTGCGTTGACTGTCCAAGCACCTCCAGTGAATCCTGTTGCACTTACAGTTTCCTGTAGGCCTTGGATTTGTGTGTTACCAGTAACTACCAAATTACCATTAGTTTGTATCTTAGTGCCAGCATCTTCGTTCAATACAGCATAACGGTTTGTGATAGTGTCAACCCCACCAACACCGCCAGGTGCCCAAGAATTTGTGATATGTAAACCAACTGCATTGGTAATTGTCAAGTTGGCTTGTTGTGATCCACCATTGATAACACCACCAAACAATCGTGCATAGCCAATATTGCTGGCCAAACGCCCAGCAGTTACAGCAGTAGCACTGTTCCAACCTATACTGGCATAACTACCAGTTTGCATGAATATGTTGGCACTACCACCTACGGGATTGAGTTGATTTGTGGCCGCAACTGCAATAGCATGACTCACATAACCTGTGCCCACTGTGCTTAATAAACCATTCATGGCCACTACTGTGGTCAAGTTGGCAGCAGTGCTGGCATTGGCCGCACTTGGAGTATATACTGTGCCCCAATTTTTACCACTAGGATACAGTTCCATGACATTATTAACACCGCGGACTCTATCAGCATTACTCATACTAGCAGCACCTGGGTCAGGATACATTTGTGACAAATTGTATTGTGATGTAGGACTCCAATTGGTGCCGTTGCGTGTGCCAATGGTCAAGTTTGCGCTGGCTACATAAGTTCCAACACCCGAACCTGTTGCAGGACTAACAACACCGTTACCATAGAAACTTAATGCATTGGGTGCAAAGAAGTTTGTAGATAAGAATGTGCCGCTTGGGAAAACAGGACCACCGATATTGGCAGTTGTAGTTGCAGCCTGCATTAAAATGCGTTCATTTACAGTATCATATAATACGTTACCAGATAAGTTACCAGAGAACGATCCGCCACCGCCTGTTGCACTAATTGAAACTACACCAGTTGCGGCATTAGCAGTAATACCTGTGCCGGCAACAATAGCAGTAACACCATTATTGATTGTGCTATATGCTGTGCCATTGCCCCAGAAATAACCATTGGTTGATGAGATGTTACCAGTAATTTGAGCAGTTGTTACAAATTGGTTAGTTGTATTTAAAAATGCTTGAGATCCAACGGTGCCATCGGATGCAATTGCTGCATTTAAATATATGCCATTGGCACTGCCTAGAACCGTTGAACCAGCACCAGCAGCAATAGAGGCTTTATAACCAATAGTGGTTGTAGCTGCGGCACCAGCAATATTTGATATGTAAGGTTGTGTGGTAGTAGTTAATGTGCCACCAAGGTTGCCTGAGTAAGTTGGAAGATAAGCAGCCACGTTGGCGTTGCCATAAGTTTGGGCTGCTGATATATTGGTTAATTTACTACCATCACCTATAAAATATGCGCCTGCATTGGCTGTAATGTTGCCACCACTGGCTATTTGTCCGCCATCTTCGACTGTAAAACTAAACCCACCACGAACTTTTAATGGAACATTTAAAGAAACAATTTGTGTGTTTGAAATATTAAGTCCAGTATAACCATAGGTGTCAATCCATATATTACCTGAACCAAAAGTTACTGGTCCTCGAATATTACTAACATTATATAAGTTAGGAATATAATTTTGGCTGCCAATGATCTGCGCACTGCCACTGCCAATATTACCACTGTAAGTTGGCAAATAACTGGCCACGTTGGCATTGCTGTATGTTCCTGCTTGTGTGTTGGCGTTGATAGTTACAACCCCTGTGCCACCTGCAGGACTGATGTTTAAGTTAGTTCCTGCAACAATTTGTGTCACACCACCTGTGCTATATGCTGTGCCATTGGCCCAGAAGTAGCCATTTGTTGATGCAATGTTACCAACTGATACCGTGCCTGACAAGTATGCTGTTACGTTAGTATTACTATAAGTGCCAGCAACTGTTGAACTATAGTTTACACCATTGGCCCAATATAATCCTGCACTGGTTACTAAGTTGCCAGTAGTAGTTTTACTTGTTGTAGTTAAATTACCACCAATGGTGACTGTGCCAGTCGCAGTGCCAATTGTGCTATTATATGTTGGCAAATACGCCGCTACGTTTGTATTGCTATAAGTTCCTGCTTGAACAGGTAAGTTAATTAATAAACTACCATCACCTTTGACATAACTGGCTGTTAAGTTACCAGCAGTTGTTAAGTTAGCACCAGTAATGTTACCAGTTGTATTAATAGTTGCTGTAGTTAGATATGCAGCTACGTTTGTGTTTGAATACGTTGATCCACCAATGCCAGTTAAAATACTAACTCCATTAGGATACAAGTAATTGGGACTTATAACATTGGCCGTTGTGGTAATGTTGGCAGTTGTGCTAATAGTTAATGCAGAATTGCTGGCTAGATATAAACCAACGTTGGCGTTACCATAACTACCGCCACCACTAACAGCATTAGTAGTAATTGATATTATACGTCCCGAGGCATCAACGTTGATACTTGGAATTAAAATATCACTACCATATACACCTGCAGAAGCGCCAGTTAATGCAGTTAACAGTGATCCATTGCCTTTTACATAAGCAGCAGTTAAATTACCGGCAGTTGTTAAGTTAGCACCAGTAATGTTACCAGTTGTGTTAATTGTAGCAGTTGTCAAATAAGCAGCAACATTGGTGTTGCTGTAATTGCCAGTAACGCCAGTTAATATGCTGACACCATTGGCATATAGATAATTGTTGCTCAATACATTGCCGGCAGTGACATTACCAGTTGTGCTGATACTGTTGCTACCAAAGTTACCCAATAAAGATACAACGTTGGCATTGCCATAAATTGTGCCACTACCGCCACTACTATATGGTTGTCCATTGGCCCAATACACGCCCGAAACCACAGTCAAATTACCAATTGTAACTGTTCCAGCCAAGTAAGCCGCTACATTGGCATTTCCGTATGTGCCTCCAGTATTGGTATCTATACTAATACTTGTAACACGACCATCTGAACCCACAGTAATAACTGGAATTTGACTACCACTACCATATGTGCCAGCAGTGACGCCACTGGGCAATACTGTGCCTTGCACCTGTGTGTTGGCACTGGTTAAACTAAAACCAACTGTGCTGGCGTTGCTTAACAGGCTCAATAATGATTGTGCGCTGGTAAGGACCTGACTGGTTCCTGTGTTTTGTTGATATAGGCCAACTGTGTTACCTACGTTAACATTTCCGTATAATCCTGTCATTTTATTTGTTCCTTATCGTGCAGTGTAACGTCTATCGCGACGTGGTTGGAAAATACTAGTCAGTCTATTATGTCCACCGCTCCATTTACCTTTGTTGTTTTGGTCTTCTACTGTATCCCATGCTATTTGGAATTTGCCTGCCCAGTAGTTGGCATCTTCGGCCATCTTGCGTTTTAAATAGTATTCACGCAATGTGCCATAGACATATCCTTCTGGCCATGATTGCAATACTGCATTTGTCTGAACTTGTTGTGTGTATAATGTAATGTTTGTTATTGTGCCAGTTGTGGGTATAGTTCCACCTGTAACAACTACTGTCATACCTGTCAAACTATCAATGCTAGAGATAACACCAGCCTCATTACTGCCCAATGTGCCTGAACCAGCTGTGACGGTGACACTGTCACCAATATTAAGACCAACAGTTGTTGACATGCCTGTAATGACAGCAGTCCATGGGCCACTACCTGTAACTGTGGCAACTGTGCCAGTTGCGCTGATTATCTGATTTAAAACTGTGCTACTATACAACAGGGGCCATGTCTGATAGTAATACATGTTGATCTGTTGTCCAGCACCCAATGCTGGTAGGAATTCATAGTATTGTCCTACTTCACCAAACTTGCCGCGAAACACAGCAGGAATGTTAACTGGAGTTAGGTATTGATTTTGTATTAGTTCTTCTGTGATAATATCTCTGTCGCCAATGCGATCATAAACAATCCATGGACCTGATCCGGGTGTGCTACCTGGGTTGCCTTGGTTAAAGAAAATAATGGGTTTGACCATGTCAGCAGGAATTGGAATTTGACCATCTGCGTTTGCAGTTCCTATTACTTGATAAGGATTGGTTCTCAATGCTGGCAGTTCAATGTTACGCATTGAAAGTTCTGCTAGGTAGATACATTGGCGTATCTCTGCATCATTGCTTGATCCTGTAAACTGTTCTACGTAAGCAACTAGTGCATCAGCGTTGGCTATTTGTGTTGACATTATTGTGTTCCTGCAAAATTTGCACCCGCAAAGAAGGCCTTTTGGCCCACTGCTGCGGGATATGGCACTTCTATTGGTATTGGTAACTTGCCATGCGGATAGCAGACAAAGTCATTGTATTCCTGTTGCACCACACGATAGAACTGTGCCTTTAGTGTTCTATCACGTTTGATTGTGTGCCAACTAAGTCCACCAAAATACTTGTTGCCAATATCCTGTGCAATAATTTCAGGTAGTTCAATCCATTTGTAGCCCAACTTGCCATCTGGCATTACTGGTGCTAAGGGATCCATGTAACCTGCTTCTGCACGTTTACGATATTCTTGGCATTGTTCACGTATGTATTCTACGTTGAACTGTTCACGTTGAATGTAAAACTTGCCGTCTTCACGACCAGTTGTTACACGTATGTTTTTGCTCTTGTTAAAATCACTGCGCTTCCAATCGCCTTTCATGGCGTTGTATAACCGGTCGTTTTTTAACAAGCGATCAGCAATACCGTTATCTTTGGTAACTAAGCCGCCGCGGTCTTCACGGTATTGGTCCGGATTATGTTCAGGATCTGAGTCATCTAAGTAACTCTTTTTGTTGCCTACGTGGTCAAATTCATTGTTCATCATCTAGTATTTAGTGTTAATTAAACACTGGGGTTTGGGCAAATGTTGTAAAAACACAACAGACCTGAAATGATGAATCTGCTATACTAGTTTTATGAGAGACCCAGTCAAACACAAATACACTATGCACAAATGCATAGCAAAGAAACGCGGCATTGAGTTCAATTTGACTTTTGAACAATGGTTAGATATATGGCAGTCTAGCGGACATTGGCATGAGCGGGGTCGTAAACATGGACAATATGTTATGAGTCGTTATGGAGATATCGGTCCATATGAAATTGGTAATGTTTTTATTCAAACACATATTGATAATAGCAAGGATGCTAACATCGGTCATCATCGAAATTTAGGTATATCGTTAACAAAGCATATCTGTCCACATTGTGGCAAAGAAGGCGATATGGGAAATTTAAAAAGATGGCATTTTGATAACTGCAAAAAGAAAGCGGCCGAAGCCGCTTTCTGTTGAACTAATCTTATTGCTAAGATCAGAAGCTCTGGGCATCCCACGCATTGAGACGTAGCACGAATGCGCTTGGACGTAGTGAACCACTGATACCGATTTGGTTAGTAGAACCTAGAGTTACACCAACGTATGTTCCGCTTGCGCTGATGTCATTCAAAACAGCAACACCAGCTGGGTTTCTTACGATTAGAGTTCCCTCGAGAATGAACTGATCCAAACTAGCGTCGGCGTTCGAAAATACTTCATTGTTTGGTCCTAGATCACGTAGTGATCCCCACTGCAAGACCTCCTCATTCAAGAAGTAGATCTGGTTGCTTGCGCCTACCTGGTCCATGATCCAAGAATCAAAGATCTCATAAGTGTAATTGAAGTCACCTTCATAGGTTGCGATCGTATCGCCACGCTCACTGTTAACACGGTTGATACCACGGCTTGTAGGCATAGTATCGCTCAAGTGTGTGCGTAATGAAGTTGGGCAAACAATAGTGCGGATCTTAGCGTTGAAACGTTGTTCAGCAGTTGTTACCAATTGCTTATATAGGCTAGGAGCAAATTGTTGCAACTGGCTTGTATAAGTGTAGTATGAACTACCTAGGCCTTCACCGTTGTTAGTGATGGTTGTTGAACCTGATGCACTTGCTGTTCCGCCGATAACGAAAGCACGAGTTCCGCTAGTGATAGTTTGATAACCAACTGTGTCGCTACCTTCTAAGTTGAAGTTAGTTGTAACACGGTTAGTAGAAACTTGCAAGTTACCTGTGCCGTCACCAGTGTTGATACTATATGTGCCAGCGAACGAGTTCAAAGAACCCATACGACGACCAGTTTGAACTGGGCTTTGTAACGCTACGTTACCTGTTTGTGCATTGCTGCTACCTGAACCACTTGAACCATATGCTAGACCAGCTTGGCCAGAATACTTAGTTCCGATTTGGTCATTACGAACTAATTGTGCTTCAACGTCAAACATCAATTCGATCAATTGCTTGACTTCTTGATATGCTTGAGGATCACCACCAGATTGTTCAACTGCACGAGCTGTGCCAGTAGCACCAACTGTAGTTTGGAAAATCTGTGTGTAGTTGCCCATGTTAGCACGTTGGTTAGATTCAGCATTAGCTGCACTAACTGCGGCACCTTCTGGCACTGCTTGAATTTGTGGTTGACGATAAACGTCGTTTGTCCACAAAGGCAAAGTAGAAACTACTTTTCTCTTCTTGGCCATGCACATGTTCAAAACAGGTGTGTCATCCTTAACGCGGTTTGATACGTCTAAATCTAGATCTTTTACGACGATGTCTGTCTGGTATGCGCCTGTGCCGTTACCAATCGCCGAGGTTGTAATAGTTGCCATTATAATCTCCTTATATATTAGGCTTCAATCTTTAACGTCTTGTTGCACGTAAACTTTGTAGTCGTGCCACAAGCAAGTTATCTGCGGCTTGAGTTGCCTCTTTGCCGCGACCTTTGGCTTTTTCACGAAGATTAGACTCGTTGTCCGAGTTACCACTTGGCATGGCTGTTCCAGCTTTACGGTTTGTCAACGCAGCAATACTGCCACCTGCTGACTTACCTTTGGGTCGGTCACGATACTTTAGTCCATCTCTCACTAGTGCAAGCAAATGCTCATCACTTGAGATCAAGTCTATGTTATCTACACCGGGCACTAACTGACGTTTTGCGCCTTCCCATCCTTTGCTGACTTTGTCACGAATCTCATTGTAAACATAACTGTTACGCAATTCTTTGTCTTGAAAATTCTTGCGATTATTTTCAAGCACTTCCTGCACCTGTTGCTTGCGGATCTCATAAAATTGATCCACATTTGGCTTCAACTGTCCAATCGTTGCACTCTGTTGTTGAATGTAACGTTCGTTCTGTTGCATGGCCGCCTGGATACGTGCTACTGCAGCCGGATCCTGGGTTTGCGCTAACTGTTGCTGGAAGGTAGTTTGGTAACTTTGTGTTTTCAATATTTCATCGTAAGCCTTTTGCAGCTGGGGACGAACTGTAAACTCCATTGCCAAAAGTAGGCCTTCAGTCTCTGAACGTTTCGTATTTAAATACTCGTCAAATTCTGCTCGCTCGACTTTTAACTGCCTTGCATCTTCGCTAATTGCAGCTCCTTGGCCTAATATGCTTGCAGCCTTCTTAGCATCAATAACGACTTCTTTTCCATTTCGCATAAACTTGAACTTGGCGTTCGGGTTTGTGTTTGCAAAATCTAAAAAGTCAATTAATTCATCACTAGTCGAATCCGCTGTGCTTACCTCTTCAGGGGCGTCAGTTTCATCGTGGCCTTCAGCATCATATGCTTCCGTTGCTTCAACTTCTGGCTCGGCGTTGTCGTCTAAAACTTCAACTCCTTCTGGTGCCACAGGGGCTGACTCTGCTGCCGCAGTGTTAGAACCTGTCTCGACTGGTTTAGTAGCAGGAACTTGGTTACGCATTGCGGCCATTTTCGCAGCTATTGAGTCTAACCCTGGGTCGACTTTGTGGGCAGGGACCGTCTCCGCTTGGAGATTAGGTTTGTCCTGGACTATTGCATCCATACTTTACCTTTCTTATGTGTTGGGCTCTTGAGATTTCTCTTGTAGAGTTACCACACGGTTTTTCAATACAACCTGTCTTTTCAACAAGTTGATAAATGTGTCCATTGCATTGAAATGATTTGCAAACGCTATACGCTTTTGGTTGTCTTCCGCTGTGTGTCCCGTAACTTCTACTAGATAATCCATATTCTCTAGTTGGAACTGTCGCACAAACAACACAAAGTCCCTATTTTTCAATAAGTTCTCTGCGGCACTGCCCAACTGTTTGACTCTATCAGCGGCTGCTGGTGTAAGTTTACTGAGTTCGGTAGCACTGACCAGGCGGTTATTAAACGCCTCGAACACGTCTTCGTTAATCATATCAATTCCAATCTATTAATTTTATTTATACTAAGCGTAAGCAGTGGCCTTGTGTTCACCAATGAGTGCAACACCTTCCAATTGCTTACTGGCACTTGTGCCCTGCACATCTGCTTCAATTTCACTTGCACGAGCAGTATCCAATTTGGCTTTTGCCACTTTGGCTTGGTCATCAGGACTTGGTCCTTGTGTCTTCTTGTATTCCTGTGCTGATTTAATCATTTCTACCACTTCTTCTTCTGTGGGCAAATACATGTCAGCATCTTTTACACCCAATGCATACAAGGTGTCCTCGTAAGGCTTACGCATCTTCTTAAACATTGGTGGGGTTAGTGTGCCCTGTGCCACAAGTGCCTGTGTTGTCTGATACAACTGTTGTTGGCTCTGTTGAATGATTTGGTTGCGTTGAATTTGGTTCTCATCACTACGCATACCCAATGCCAAATCAATGTGTATGATCTTGCGATCATTGAATGTCATGTCTTCAAAGTTTTTATAGTCTAAGAATTCGGGCTTGCCTTCGGGGTGGAATTCTGCTGCCAATTTCTTGACACCATAATCATCACCATACTGTATCAGTGTGCGCCATACCAACCAAATGGCTTCCTTCAACCCCTCAGCTGAATTCTTGACACAGTTGTCTTGAATGATTTGGTTTGGTGTAAGTGCCATTTGCAGTTTGACACCACTGTTACCAGGGCTCATAACTTCGGGATTGAACACATCATTGGGTGTTGTCATACCCACCATGGCCATTGTATCCTGTTGAATACGATTCATGGCAGTGTCTATGAACTGTAAATTGCCGTTAGGCAAAGGTAATGGATAAATGTCCTTGGCTGGGTCGAACTTGCTGTCCAAGATAAAGATTGCGGCTTCGCCATCTTGTATCATTTCAAAGTCCAACTTGTCAGGTTTAACACCAATACGTGGTGTTGCCTGTAGCAAGCCCATCATGATTTCTGCTCTGTGTCCGCTTGTAGCGTATTCTTGCATGGGCACAACTGACTCTGCAATGCTCATACCATAGAAGTTTTGTGGCAGGGGTTTTGGACACATGTTGGCAATTGGTATAAACTCTACTTCACGAGCACTGATCACATATTGTCCACTAAAAATTAGTTCTACTAGTTCCAGTTCACCATCTCCGTCAATGTCATAACGGTTGTAAACTGTCAATACTGTAATTTGGCGTGCTTCTGGTTCTTGTGCAGCATAACCTTGTGCTGGTAAACCGTTAATTGGCACACTGTCACGTGCGTGTAGGGCCAAGTTGTTAAGCAAACTGCCTGCTTGGTATGCACCCACATTTGAATACTGTGCATATACCTTAAATTGTTCCAAATCAATGTCAGGATACAGTTCAGTTGCTTCCTGGATTGACATAGGCTTGTAATATCCACAGAAAGGTTGTTCTTCAATGCTGATAACTGTGGGATCACACATCCAATAGTGTTGTGCAATGGGACGGAACTTGACATTTAGGTTGTAACCAGTTAGTTTATACTTGGCTTCATATATGGTGTTGCGTGTGATGCTTGCAGTCAACTCATCTTCTGCATCCTGTAATTCAATATTGGGTGCTTCCTCATTCATCATGTCAAATTCACCTGCAGCACCTGCTTCTGCTTGACCAATGCGATGATCTAATTCGGCTTGACGTTGTTCTTCTGGTAGTCCTTGCACATACTGTTGTGTTTCAGCCATGACCTTTTCCATGTCCACACGCACTTTGCGACGTGTTTGACGTAGTGCTTTTAATCCCGACTCTTCTGCTTGTTGTTCAAATGCTTTTAATTGGTCTGCTGTGCCTTGTGTAGTTACATAACGCACAATGCTTTCACGCATGGGGCTGACCATCATCTCACCGTTTTTGTGTAGTGCAGCATCCATGACCCAATGTTGTAGAATCTGATGTGGGTCATTGTTTTGATTAATGATCTTGTTGACCATGTCTGTGGCCTGCTTGGCAGCTGGCGCATCTGCTTCGTTGTCGGGCACAAACTCAAACTTGATGTGTCCATTTTGTGCAAGTCCCTTAGTGATAACCGCACTTGCATAATCAACTATGGGTTTTACCACTGGGTGAATATAGTCAATGCCGTTTACTGGCTCTGTTGACTGTGTGACAGCTAGAACTAGATAGTGATAATCGCTTGCACGATTAATGTTATTCTTTGTGGCCAACAAGCGCAAGTTTGCGGCGCATTTGGCTTGCAATAAACTATACATTTTCACAAAACGAGCCATCATGCCCTTGTGATTGTTTAAGTTGCTAATGACTACGTTTTTTATATCCAACATGGATGGGATCCTATCATATTATCTATTATTTAGTGTGTTTCAGCCCTGTGGGTTATGGCTCTGTTTCCAACTGGGCAATGACTGTGCTTGATTCCATTGCCGTGCTCGAACTTGATGTCTAAAGTCACGCATACGCTGTTGTGGACTGCGTCCGTCCCAGGGTTCTGCTAGACCATTTAAACATCCTAGCAGTGCATAACGTGCAGAGTCAATGCAGTCATCGGGATCTGAGAAGCGACCTCGCTCATCAACAAAGTAGTTCTGTGCTTCACGTAAGAACTCCACACAGTTTTCGTTGACGTGTAGTGTGCCAATCTCCAACATCTGACGCATGACGTTGACACCATAACTTTTATGGTTGGTTCTGCGTCCTTGATCATCTGGTGGATTCATTATGGGCTCGCCAATGACATTGAGTTCGTATTCTTCAAACAGTTCTCTAATTGATTGGCTTGACATTGTATAACGTCCTTGACTACTAGCATCAGCTGGCAACACAATGGGCGTGCCAAACACTTCGGGACGCATGAGATGATTGATATAGTTCATGGGATTGGCTTCTTCAACGCCCTTGACAATGATCTGTGTGTGCAACCATGCTTCCTGTTCGTCGGGATGCCAATACATCAATGACACCACAGTCTTGTCGTTTACCAGTCCCAAGTCCAAAGCAATAATACGCCTAATACCAGTAGTGTTACGCAGGTCATAATCACCCGTCTTGTATGTGGGCCAATTTCGGATTTGAAATACTGCTCCCTTGCCCATAACAGGCACGCCATTACGACGAGCGTCACGCTCATGAGGCAAGTAGTCACGCTCCAATTGACGTCGTGTCTCATTAAGCAAAAATGGTTCGCCCCAGGGATCATATTCTGGCACGTCATCCCAAGATACTCGTATATGTTCATATCCATCCTCATGATTCCAAAATTTACTTACTAGTCCGTTAAGTCCTTTAAGCGGTGTGAAACTACACAGCACTTGTCCTTGTGTAGTTGCAGTTCGCGTAACTATCTCTGAGAAGAAATCGTCAGGTGGCTGTTCGTCAAAGATGGCCAGGTTAAGTTTGAAACCCTGCATCTGACGCACTTCTTGAGTATAGTTGGCAAACAACAAATAACTGTTGGTGCCGCTTGTGTGTCGTATTTCAACACCAATACAGTTGGCACCATCTCCGCGCATGGTATCAAATACTATCGAGTCACGTGGTATGGCACCAGTGCCTAGGTTGTCCCGAATTTTAACATCGTTTGTGCCCAAGAGTTCATTTTGCAATACCAGTGCAACTTGACTCCAGCCCTCGCCTGCTACCATTGCAGTCACTGGCTTGTCAAATCGTTTGCCCTCCCACCAATCCGGATATAGACCAGTGAGATGAATTGCAGTCTCAAAGCAGGTGGATACCGTCTTACCAATTCGATTGGCAGCAAGTATACCACGACGTTGACTGTTGCCAGTTGTAAAGAAACGCTTCTGATGTTCAAATGGTCTAAAGTATCGTAATTGATTATAGCGCATGTCATCTGCGATTTCTATAACCAATTCCTGTAGTGCGGCTTTTTGCACACTAGGCAAGTGATGTAGGTTATTGACCGCAAGGTCATGTTGGTCACATACGTAACGTATGGCACGACGCATTAACACACTGGGATCAAGCATTTAGAATCCTCTACGGATCGTGTCTAATGCTTGTGCAGTTTGTGCTAGGCTAGCAAGTTCCTCTGGAGTCATGCGCCAAGTATCAGGATTGCCCGTATCAACACCATCGCGTTTGTCAAGTCCGGCTTGCAAGCGTTCCATTGTTAAACGTAAACAATGTTCTACTTGGCTGGGATACTTGTCAAGAAAGGCCTCACGGTTAACACGATTGACCTTTTGCATGATTTTGACATCAGCAGCCTGTTGTGCTGCCAACTGTTGTCGTTCAGGACCAATGGTCATTATTCACCCCAAGGGTTATCACTAACTAGATCACCAGCAAGCACAAAGTCGCGATCAATCCACACGTCCCATTGATTTGATTTGTTGACCTTCATGCGTGACATGAAACTCTTAAGGCGAGTGCCTAATGGAGTAAGTTGGCCACGGTCATTGCGAATAATCTGTTCACCAGTTCTGCAGTCAATCCACACAATGCGTTCAGGTTGCTTTTGTCCAAACTTGTTGATCTTTGTGCCTAGGGCACGCTGTGCAATAGGACCCAGCACTTCATACGTGATCAAGTTATTGGCATACTTGCGGAATATGACTTGACATTTTTGATCCTGCGCACGCCAATCTGGGTCCGGATGTGGGAATTGGTTAGTTGAGAAGCGTGTGACTTCAGGTCCTGCGGCATCAATTATGGGATCACGCGGTGGCAATTCTTTTAAAGGCTCTGTGGGGATGAGTTCACTCTTGTCCAGATAAGGATTCTCAGCGCCCAAGTATGCTTCATCGGGTATGACACCATTGAGTGTGTCCATGGCAATCTGATACTTTAACTTGTTGGCACGACCTTTAAGGTTCAACACAATGCCTGTTTGGTCATACACAAACTTTTGCAGTTCGGTGGCATTGGGAAAGTCTGTCATCAGACCTTCCATGTCAAACTCAATTATGATAGGTTTCTTAGACTCGGGTTCAGGCCGGGTGAGAGTCGTTGGAATTACAGCCTCTTCTACTTCTGGTGTCATGGCAACTGTGTCGCCAGTTTCGGGATCCAAGTCCCATGCGTCATTGGCGGGCTTCTTGTCTGTCTTTTTCATTTCTGTTCCTTATAAAATAAAATGTGCCACCAGAAAACCAAAACACTTGTTTTCGAACTCGTCACAGTGCTGGTGGCCCCGCTGTGAATGGGGTAAGTTAACGGCTAAACTTGTGTGGCTTAACTGTTGAACGAATGCTTTCCAATTTGGGATTCACATAGTCGTCTTGTGCTCTTGCACCATATGCCGTTAGTATGCTGGCTGCTAAAGGTTCACGTTCGGCTTTGGCTGCAACAAAGTCACTGCGCTTTGAGGGAGTGCCTCTGTTACCCGTGCGTGGTCCCATTGCAACGTTGACATTGTCTTTGTGATACTGGTTCTCACATGACCAACTTGATGCAGTTTCCTTTGCAATCTTTACTGATTTCTTTGCTTGTGCGGTTATCATTTTTTAAATCCTTTTAGTGTTTCAGCAAGGCGGGCACGTTGTCCCAACTTGCCAGGTGCCTTAGCAGCCCGTGCCAACTTCTTTGCAGGTATCTTCTCTCCAGCTGGCACACCCAATTCGCGATGCAGTGCTCCAGGCTTACCAATGGCTGCCTGTATCCACTTGCCATGTCGTTTCATTGCGTCTTTCATTGAGTGCTCCTTATATCTGAACTGATGCTCATGTTATGCTTCGCGTCCTGGTTGGATCACTGTTACAACACCTGTTGCACCTGACGTAATTACAGCAACATAAACTGTTTGTGGACTTGGTTGCACACCAAAGTTGCCGGCAATGACCTCGGGCCAGTTGGGTGCCATAATGGTTCCATAGCCGCCGCCTGCATCTCCAATTGATGGGTCATTCAGGGTCAGTGCTGTGTTGTAGTCATTGAACACGCCCACATAACTGTAAGCAGTTGCATTGGCATTTAGTATTCTAAATGCATTACCATTGGTGGCGATGTTGGCCACTGTAACTGTTGGTCCTGCTGAGATTGCAACAGCGTTGCCTTGTGCGATGAATGCCATGAGTTTATCCTACGTTGATCTTGTCGGGATTGCCATATGAAGGGCAGTGGAAGCCGCTACCAATGTTAACGCCTTGACTGGCTGTGGCAATGGTCAACTGACGTTTGTCACGTGTTGCTGAGGGTCCAACATCTTTTGGACTTGAACTTGCATTGCCTCGTCTTTGGCTCTGCATGAGGCCCATGTTGACGTCACGTCCATCATTTGAATGGCCGCTCCATTGATTGTGTGCATAACGGTTCTGAGCGCGGTTAACGCCGTCTCCGGCCATGCCGTCAAAATCTAAATTGCTCGCTGTTGTTTTCATTTTGTTTTCCTTTTCGTAGCCTTAGGCGGCTTGACCTTTTTAAAACTGGCGACATTCTCAGTAACGGCACGACGAGCGGCCAGGCTACTTGGACTCATAATCATACGAGTAGGATTAAGTTTACGAACACCTTTGGTGGCCATTAAAACTCTTCTCCCATGTTCTCGGAATGATTCTTTAATTGGCTCTTGGCTTGTGTCATCTTGTTGGAGCCACGTTGGATGCTGGTACCTGCTACCCGACTATGATAGTGCTCACTACGTTTTTGGCTGTGTGTGCTGTGATGCTCACTCTTAGCGGCTGCACGTTGCTCACTATAGGCAATGGCCACAGCCTGCTTCTCTGGCCGACCAGCGGCACGCTCCCGAGCAATGTTCTCGCCAAACGCCTTTGCTGAAGTTGATTTGATTAGTGGCATAGTTGTACAGAATCCTTTAATATTATTTAGTGTCGTTGTCTGGGCGAGTTCTTGCAGCCTGATTCAATTGATTAATGGCTTCTGCAAAGGCCGCTTGACGCAGTTCTACCATTTCATCATTGCCAATGATCTCTACTTCTGTTTTGTCTGCAACTATCTTGTTTAGAAACGCACGGTCATATATGCTGACTTGACTCCAGTCACTGCGTGTTATGGCTCCGGCATAGTTCCAAGCCAGTACTTCGGCATAGCTCTTGCCTGTGGCCATTTCAATTTGGTCCAAAAGATCTTCAACGCGAATTTTGGGCGTTGAACCTTTGGGTCTCCCGGCTCCGGGTCTGGCTCCGCCGTGTCCATTGGTGTTTTGATTGGTTTTCAAGTTCATATTTTATTTATTGATAATTTGCACAACAATGTTCTATCAACACCATCTCTACACTGTCTGGAACAGCATATAGCCATTTGCCTTGTGGGTTTTCAATTTGATAAACATCTCCAGTGCGTGTGACTCGGATTGAGTGTGTTACTCTATAACTGCGACTGGGGCAATGCAGTTCATACTTGCTGGTCTTGGGTGTGTCAATAAAGGGACGTGTTCGCGCCCATACCACCAACACCTTGCCAGCATCTTCATGATGTGTGATCATGCTGTGTTCGTAGTCATGAAAGCCACCATCCTCGTCACGTGCATAGGTATACCAAGTTGCTGCCTGTACTATGCCACAGGTGCTTAAAATTAAAGCCATGATCCATTTCATCGTGCTTGCCTCCATATGTCTAGGGCAAGTGCCACAAACAGGCCCGTTATTAACCACATCATTTCCATACACGTCCTTTCAGTATAATAATATTATACTGATTTGTTTATTTAGTGTCAACACACAATTTAGCCAATTAATCTTCACCAAAGGTTATGGGGTGATCATTCTCCTGCACATACTCAATCCATTTTTGAGCCAGTTCACTTTTACTGGGTCTGCCGGGTCGATGCCCACGTGGTTTTACTGGATGGTCTGTGAGTGTTCCTGGACACTTGTGTACGTCTGCATATATTTGATTGTAACTCAGTGTGCGCCCACATCCAGGACACTGGGTATTACCACGTATCTTGCGAGGTGGTCCAGCGCGATTCTCCTTGACATAATTGGTCTCGGGAAATTCATGTTTCCATTTGTAGTATTGATTGACCTGTTCCAGTCCTGGGTAAAGTACTCTGTAGATTGTGTAAAGCATTAAATATTTACATGAGTCTAACCCTAAGGAATTATTATGACAAGAACAGTACGACATAGACCCGAGGACAATAAATTTTTATCAAAACCCAAATTGAGTGTAATGCATGCCTTTGAAACTGCTGTGTTGCTCATGGAGCAGGCTGGTGTCACAGAAGAAGACATCATGAAGTATGTGCATCTGGTGCACATGGGCTGGATCAGAGACGGGCAGTTCAGCCCTGAGTATTTGGAGTTGGTGCAAGAAGTTCAACTGCAGGCACATCGCGAGGAGCAGGAGCGCCTGGCCACAGAAGCCAGACTGCAGGCTCTGCGTGATTCGGTATCAAGTAACATCCTTACCTCAGTCTCGGACTAAATAATTGTGTAGATGCTATTTGCCATAGTTGATACATTTCTATTTTTCCCTAGAAGATGGACAAGCCCCAGAAATGGGGCTTTGTCTTGAGTCGGCTATCTACGCTATCTTAACCGTAAAAACTATCTTCGCTAAGTTATTATAAAAATATATATATAAAAAATTTTTTATAAAATATAGCCGACTTAGCGTAACCCATTGATTTTGTTAGACTTTTTCAGGTTCGGCTATCTTTTTCTTACGGCTATCGATAGCCGTAACGGTGTCAATAATCGTCTACAACCCGTAAATGTGGTAGTGTTTTCACTTGATCTACAATTTCCACAATGAATTTTCTCTGTGCATCACTGACAAAACCCTGTTGACGCAGCCATCTTCCGCCCACAATAGTTTCTTTTTTGGTTATACGATCAACCCCACAACGCTCCAAAATCTGTGTCACTGTGAGTGTTTCGCCTCGTGCCGTTCGCATCATTTTGGGCAGTACCACATGCACACTCAAACGTTCTTCAACTGGATCCACTGTTTTAAATGGCTGTTGACTTGTTTGCAACCGTGCTCGTTCTTGGGGGGTCAAGTACCACCCATATTCGCCTGTGGTGATACTGTCTTGCATGCCTGGCACTACTGCATGATACAACACTCGCATCTGTGCCCAAAACTGTTGCAGGTCAAATTCGGGTCGTGCAAAACTGTCTACATCCAAAACCCAAAAGCGTCTGTTTTCATCATCGTTCAAAAACTCCAGTGTGTTCAGGGTGGCATAAAAAGCAGTGCGTCTTGAATACTTGTTGGCCTTGCGTTCATATGGAGGACGTATCACATCTATTTTTTCTGTAACCCAGGCTTTGATACCTTCCAAGTCACTTTTCTTAAATGTTGCATCCAGCTCGCCCAATTCTGTTATCCAAGTGCTCACTGCCTTTGTCACACTGTCTTTGTTGTGTACATCCAAAGCCACTGCATCTTTGATCCAGTTGCGTCCCATTCTGGGCACTAGTCCATATGCCCAACTGGTCTTGCCAATACCCTGTCGTCCATGCAAACACAATACACCTTCACAACTGAAGTCATCGTGATACAAGGCCGCTGCCAGGCTCAATGCCCATTTACGCATCAGCGTTTCTTTTAATGTAGTGCCTGCAAGTCTACTGTTGGCACCCAAGTTCACAGTTGCATAGTATTCAGGTAGTCGATCCTGGCCGTCCCATTCTACAGCATCAATCCATTCACGCACAGGATGATATGCATTGTCACTGGCAATTAAGCCAATAACACCATCTAGATCGTTGCGTGTGATGTTGAAATCGTTTTGCTTGGCCAAATCCACCAAGTGACTGACTTTACTGTTGAGTTCAGTGTCTTTGTGAAAGTTTGTTCCAGGTATGTCAATTTCAATTTCCTTGGTCATTTCATTGTAGTGTATTGTGATGTTGTAATGTTGCAACAGCGTTTCCACATTGGTTCTTGTACTCTTTATGACATTACGTGCAGTCACCTCCAGAAACACAATCTTTTGTGCTTCCTCAGCTTTCATTTTTAAAAAGTCTTCTATTTCCTGCGGTGTTAGATCTTCAATTTTTAATGTTGTTTTCATTTCTTCTCCTTAGATATTCTATATATTTTAAATAGTGTTGGTCTCGTGCCGACTCAGCACGTCCATAATTGTTGTTGTGCTGTCGTATCATGTGATACACAGTGCCCAATGTTATGGCTGTGCGTTTGTGATCACGTGTGAATGCTTCGTACTTACCATTTAATGCGCCATCAGGCCAACGGCTACGCATCAATGCCACTGCATCTGCTGTGGCAACCCCTGCAGCCAGCAATGCCCATGTGACATCTCTGCGTTGTTCATATGCCAGTTCTGTGTAATGTCGTTTGAGTTCAGTCAACAAGTTGACAACTTCATCTGTTGTTGCTGGTTCATAATTACGATCCACTGTTGTCACAGTGCGTTGTTCTAAGAATTCCAACTCCTTGGCAATGATCTCTGCAACCAATGTGTCGGGTATAACACGATCAGTACGTTCACTGTGTGCGGCCATGACTGTGCCATAAAAAATTCTTGTACTGTCTTTGCATACAGGATCTGCATGATCATACATGCGCATGAGACCAATCATTAACAATCGTGCCCAAACACGATCCAGTATGGGTGTTTCAGTCACAAACATGATCCTAAATCTAGGAGCAAATATTTGATGACTAGGAGTTGTATAATAACCAGCACCATACAGTTGATAAAATACTGTGTCTTGTAATTGCTCCAAGGTCATGCCTGCATCAATGTCCACCATGAACAGTTGCCTGCTGACATAGTTGTCATCGCGTCTATTGCTGTTGACAAGTTCAGCACTGGTGGCAATGCCATCTTGTGTTATCAATTGAAATATGTCTGCCCATTCAGCATCTATGTTGACCCAATCATAGCCCAAGTTCACACGCTGTCTGTTGCTTTCCATCCACTTGTCGCCATTAAGACCTTCTACCCCAATGGGCTTGCCTCTAATGTATTGATGTATGCTACATTTCATTTGCATTTCCAATCACGTTTGATCTTTTCAATTAATAATGTTCTGCGTTCATCTATGGTACGCAGACTGGGTTGTATGCCCAATATGGGCTGTCGTAGTATCGCTATCATGCATTCTGGTTGTTGACACCATGCATGCCATTCACGATCAATTTGAGTTGGGTCCGGTTGTAAACGTTCCAATACACGTTGTTTCACTGTCATTACATTTCCTTACTATATTTATATTTAGCTTCATTGACAACAAACCATAAATAATCATGGTTAGTGTTAACTGCACGTTATGAGGCGGCGTGGAATAATTTTTTGCAGTTTCTACCACAGGCTCGAATCATACTAACCACTTATAACATTTGCGGCACTCGTAACGCATTTTGCCTGCTTGCACTCTAGAAATATTAAATCGTGTGGCAATGTGTCGTGTACTGTTTTCACGTGCATAACGTATCTGTTCTTCAGTCCACTTGTACTCACGTCCCAGTTGTTTTTTAGGCGGTAGATTCTTTTTGTGATAGTGCCAAGTGTGTCCTTTGGACATCATGACTTCGGCACGTTTGAAACTGTCACCCAATAACAAATGTGCTGGTGCAACACAAAGTGGATTATCACAAGTGTGTATGATGTATTCTTCGCGTGCCAATTCTCTGTTTAGTTTAAACATCATGCTGACACGATGCCCCACTTGCATGATACGCTTGTTGTCGCTGATGCGATAACCACATACCATGGAATAACCCTGCCTGTGTCTACCACCAGTCCAAAGGATACAGCCATTGGGCTGTTCATCACACTTGTCCAAGAATGCTTCCATGTTAAACAAATAGTTGCCCAATCGAGTAAATTTGCTTAAATCTTTTTTGGCCATAACAATTCTCCTATAAATAATAATGTTATTTATGTATTATAGCACCCAAGCATAAATAATGTACAAGGAAATGATATGATTACTCAAAAGTATTTGCCAAAAAGCACAGACACTTGGACATGGCGCCTAATGCACACAATGGATTTGGATGAGGTAGTTGCCCTGGCAGTTGACCAATACCAAAGTGAAGTAGAAGGTTTGCTAACACCCAGTCCTGAAGCATTTAGATACAATTTGGAATTGGCACTGTGTGAACAACAGTTTCAATTGAGTCGCGAACAGGTTATTGTTGCACGTGACCGCAACACCAATGCTTTAATGGCCTATGCTTGGTGCAAGCGTGGCCAATACACACCCTATAGCACAGAAGAAATGGCAGAAGCAGCCATTGCACATGTCCAATTACACTTGCCCGATCGTGTGCGTATACGTATACTGGCACAGATGATACAACAATGGATCTTGTGGTGTCACCTAAACAACATTCCAGTCCTAGTCAGTAGCAGTATTCGACAAGAACAAACAGCATTCATGAGATTGCACGAACAATTTGGTTTTCGAAGGGTTGGACTGTTGGCCATTAAACGTATTACACAGGAATTAACATGAACAATAATCCAGCACAAAATTTAACATTCTCACAACAGGCGGCACAACAATATCAACAAAGTCAAAATCAGGCACAGGGCTTGAACTTATCGCAATTGGCCGCACAAGCACATAATCAATTTGGTAGCGCCTACAATGCTTATGCACAACAGGGCATGAATCAACAGTGGGCAGCACAACAATACAATGCCTATACACAACAACCACAAATTTACCATCTAGGACCCA